ATGGCAGTATTATCAATTTACTTGGATACGAGGAAGAAAAACTCGTCTGATGTATATCCTGTTAAGTTCAGAATATATCATAATAAGGCTTTTTTTATATCGTCAGGAATGTATTCAAATGTTAATACATGGGATAATGGTGAGTATGGGAAAAAAGAACCCAACTATAAAGTGAAGAATATGGCACTCCGTAGCAAATATAATCTCCTAGAATCAGAATTGCTGTTGCTGGGGGGTAAACTGAAAGGTATGTCCGACAAGCAGCTTAAAGAACACCTTTCTAATATTATTTCATTAAAGCCTGTTACTTCATGTGACTTTTTACGTTATTATGACGAATATATCTCGTTGAAGGATAAGAAGAGCACTAAGGATAATTATATAAATACACGGAAACTGATAGTTGAATTTGATGACGCTCCTACCTTTGAGACAATAGACCGAAAGTGGCTGACATCCTTTAACCAGTTCTTGGTGGATAAAGGATATATGACTAATTATATAGGCACACATTTAAAAAACATCAGGGCTGTCTTTAATTATGCTATTGATGAAGAAGTGACAACTCTTTATCCATTCAGGAAGTTTAAAATCAAGAGGGAACAAACGAGGAAGCGGAGTTTGACGATTGATGAATTGAAATTGTTGAAAAATTATCCATGTGAAGAATATTTGGAGTTTTACCGTGATATCTTTATGCTTATATTTTACTTAATAGGCATCAACCTTGAGGATTTGCTTTTTCTCACTAAAGATAATCTGATGAATGGGCGTATTGAATATTACAGGCACAAAACAGGAAAATTGTTTTCTATAAAAGTGGAGCCAGAGGCACAATCTATACTGGATAAATATAAAGGTGATAGATACTTGCTTAATATTATGGATAACCGTAGTAATTATACTAGTTTTACTACTAGCATTGACAGAGCATTGAAACAAATAGGTGAGGTCTCTATTTTGAAAAGGGGGAAAAAGATCAGAAATCCTCTTTTCCCAAAATTGTCCACATATTGGGCAAGGCATTCATGGGCTACATTGGCAGCGGAACTTGATATACCTAAAGAAACTATATCTGCCGGTTTAGGACATGAGATTGGTTCTGATGTTACTAGTATCTATATCAAATTCGATCAGAAGAAGGTGGATGATGCCAATAGGAGAGTGATTGACTATCTGTTTGGAAAAGAAAAAGCCGGGGAATGATGCCCGGCTTATATCGTTGGTTTAGAACCGCCACTTATTTTGGTTATAGCGTCATGCTCTGTGTTTTTTCTTTGTTTCTCATCCTCGTCTTTGAGATACTTGTTCCTTATATCTTTGATGTCGTTTGTCATTCCCCATACTTTGAAGAAGAGAATAATTTGTAAAACTCCGAATATTAGGAGTATGATGGTTAGAAAGTCAATCATAATCTTGTGTGTCTAATTTGTTATTTTAGCCATTTTGCAACTCCACCATGATGTGAGCATGTTCCTCTACGGCTTTTGCTAAAACTATATGTTCCATCTCTACATAAAGCTGTTGCTCCAGGAGGCGCGGAATTATAATAAGTTGGAGATTGTACTCGTTCTCCCTTTGAATTTGTATAATATTTAATAGATGTACTGTTATTGTATGTAGTAGTACATTCAATTTTTTCTTTTGAAAGGTATTTTGTCGAAACATATCCTATGTATCCATTATAGTTTACCGGAATCCATTTACATTCACAGTCTTCATCTATGGTAACTTGAGTGCCTTTAGGTATTTGAGTAATAATAGCAGAGGTTGTATTAGGAGCTTCTCTCAAATTTAGATTTGCCATAACATATCTTATAGTATCTTGCTGAATGGAAAGTTGAGCATTTAACAAGCAAGAAAATAAAAAAGAAAAAAATAGTATTATTCCTCTTTTCATAATTTCAAATATTTAGTTTGTTCTTTAATTCGTTGAAAGTATCTGGATTCTCAAAATCTCCCCAACAGTATTTCTTGTATCTGTCCCGGTCGAAGCTGTCTTTTTTCTCATAAACAATCAGGTAATCCTTATCACATAAAACAATCACAGAAGAATTAAGTAATCGGGCGTATGAGCGCGCTTGCAAATATGCTTCTTCTCTTTCCTTGTTATTCCTCATACACAGCTTGGCTTCAATCAACACTTTTGCCCTTTCCTCATTTGGTTTATTGCCATAATGTAACGCATAATCTGGGAATATCCTATGTCCTCTCCCTGCTTGGATTGGTAACTGCCGGATGAAGTCTTTGTTTTCATACCATCCCATAGAGTTAAGCAATGGTTCCAGCAATTGCTGTTCTACATCATGTTCGTACTCTATAATTACGTCTTTGGGCAAGGTTGGGGCATACAATTTTGGCAAAACCTCTATATCAAATCCTTTTGTTTTTATCATCCGAAGTAACTCTGAATAGTTCTCACTGTTAACCGACCAACCATTTACTCCCTGAAAGTTTTTTCTAACAAGTGGGTGTTTGAAAAAATATTCATCAGTTTGTAGTTCTTTCAAAGTAATGTGAGGAATATTTATTCTATTCCCAATATAGATACACCCGTAGTATCGGAATAGAGGGTCTATTACGCCATCCGTAAGCGATATCTCTATGCAAGTGATTGCACTGATTGGGGACGTTTCGTAATGAACAAGAATATCCCCTTTCTTTGTTTCGGGGCTTGACTGCCAGAATTTCGATTCTAAGGATTTATCTTCTTGGTATAACCTGCCGCCAATGAACCAGACTTGTGACGGTTTGGGCATGTCTATTTTCTCGCTTGGGAGATTATTGGGTGCGAAGTCGTATAGGAAAGACCATAGATCTGCTGGAGATAGTCCATTTTCTTTTCTGAACAAATAAAACACCTCGCAAAGTTCCCAATAATACATGCACCTTCCTTTGTAATCAGTTCTTTTGGGAATATTGGGGAGGTCTATGTTAAAGAAATCCGCTATTTTATTCAGCTCGAATATTCGGCAAAGGAACAGGTACGGGAAGAAATATTCTGGGGCGAACTGTGATAAGACATAGGACATCGGCTGGATAATCCCAAGCATATTCTTGAAGTCGTTAGCAGGAAGCCATTGTTGCCCTTCTACCCTTATGCCTAATGTGATAAGTGAAATGTATAAATCTTTTGCTTCTTCCAATGAGCTGGGATGGTCATAATCTGATACACCGTAGCAATATATATTCTCCAACCAATCGTTATATAAATCTTCTGGTATGAAATTAGCGTACGGACAATAATCCTTGAATAAAACATATCCTCCCGCATCGGAAAAGTATTTTATCATCTCTATTCCGATTGTGGTCTGTTTATATAGGTCCCATGTGTATTGGTTGAAACTCATGGCGTCGTTATTTTGATGTTTTCTAGAAAAGCAATAATATTCTCCTTTTCCTTGTGCTCTACCGTTTTTATTATTTCTATATATTCGTTAGCTTCGTTCTGAGTTATCTTTGTAGCAGGGTAGTTTTTTTCTATTATTTTTATTTTCATAATAATTTCGTCTATTTTATCTCTATCTATGCTTGTTTTCATTAAGCACTCTATACTCTTGAATAAATGATACAAAGATGCTTCGCATTGTGTATTTCTTAATTCTGTTATGCCTTGAAAAAAGAATGTCAAATACATATTATGATATAATACATCATTTATACCTTCTCCAACTTCACTTTTAGTTTTTTCCTTAGCGTCTTTTATTTTACGATTTATTCTATTCTCAAAAGTTAGATAATTTACGACCTGTCCTCCAATTAGCGCCGTGACAAGTAAAGTAAGTATTCCCACTATTACTCCAATGTAATCAAATCCAGCAGTTCTTGGATGTTCTTGACATAATGAAGCCAATGAAATAATTGCTATTATGACGAATAATGGATAAATTATCCAACGTTCCCAATGCTTCATGTTATCTTACTTACTTATTTAAAATTTCAATATTATTATCACCAAACACAAATCGAAGTACCTGCTCCTTCTTCTCACTGCCCATTTCTATAGACAATGTTGCCTTAATTTCTTTTTGCACCGTGTAATCACTGTTATTACATAGACTATCCGATTTATAGTAATCGAAAAAATTACAATTCAATACCTCGCTAATATTACATAGCAAATCAGTATCAAGACTATGTTTCTGAAATACTGTTTTTTCTATGTTTTGTCTTGCAATACCCAGTAATTCAGCAAATTTAGCCTTTGATAATCCGCTTTCTTCTACCTTTTTGCGGACTTCTTCTCCAATGTTTAATCTATTGATTTTCATATAATAAAGTTATTAAAGGTTTTCTATTAGCAGAAATTAGTATGTAATATCAAAAGTGTTAATAAGATATAATAGTGTAATCTAAAAGTATTACTTGTAATATATTTGATTACATTTGCATCATCAAACAATCATGGTACAAATATGATAATTGATTTGCACTATATAAATAGTATAAACATATTAAAATACACGATTATGAGAACAAGAGAATTTTTACACGAAGTAATGAGCCTTGCTTGGCAGTTCGTTAAGCGTAATGGCTACACCATGAGCGAAGCAATGAAGGTCGCTTGGGCTAATTTGAAGTTGAAAGGTGAGATGAAAAAGAAGATAGTGAAGTTCTACTTCAAAAAAGTGGACGGTTCCGTTCGTGAGGCATACGGTACACTAAATGAAAAGCTGATGCCTGCCATCACTGGTACTGACAACAGAAAAAAGAATGATACCGTCCAGACTTACTATGATACTGAACGCCAAGAATTCAGATGCTTCAAGAAAGCTAATCTGATGTCAATCGCATAAAAGATATGGATATGAATGCTTACACGATTAACCAGCAGTTGGATAGCCTTTATAAAGATTTAGAGGCTGCCCATAACAATGATGAAGAGGCTGTCTGCCTGATGTTCAATGCTGATAGCAAAAAAGAAGCTATCCAGTTGATAACGGATGAGATAGACAGTTTGGAAGATGCCTTAAAAGGTTTTGAAACTTGTGAAGATGATGGCATGGACTACGATGCTCTATGCCGGGTACAAGGTATCAGCCGATACGCATAATACACGATTATGCAACGCACGACAGCCCTACAGACGGATTGAACGGCAACCGATAGCGAGAATCGGGTAGGGTACTATTGACTAGTTCTTTGAAATTCTGTAAAAGCAATTACGGTGTAATTCATAAGCCGTTTTTGCCAACCAAAGATAACAAACGCACATAAGCAAGTTGGAGCTTGTGAGCTGTGCAATGTTTAACAATTAATAGAAAACACCGCAAAGAATCGTCTTTGAGCAGTGGGCATACGGGTTAGGCGTCCGTACTGTTTTCGACAATATAGCCTGTACTGAACTGAAATAAGGTTCTGCTATTCGATTAGGGTACAGGTACTTATTTAAATTTATACGATTATGAAAACAGTCCAATTCATTTTATCCATATTGGTTAGTATATGCGCTGCCGGTATGCTTTACGGGGCTATCACTACTTACAGTCCTATGAAAATATTCTCTGTCACTATAATGGGTGTTATATGTGCCGGATGTGCTTTTCTAATAAGAATCTCTTATAAAGAGTTGAAATAAATGACAAATTGTAATACCGCTAAAAGGTAGACCTCAAATCCGGCACAAGGCGCATGGGTATGAGTGCACAATAACCTTGTAAACCAGCCGGGCGGTAATTTATGAAGTAGCATTGTTGGAATGCGTGTAAGCAATTAATTGTTGGTATTAACTCATATTCTGATTTCTATATTCATCTGGCTTACAAGAAGTAGGTTCGACTCCTACCTTTTTAACGATGTTTTAAACTTATATGATTATGACAGTGGAAGAATTAAGAGGCATGACGCATGAAGATTTAGTAAGGCGTGTGCAAGAACTGGAAGAGGCTAACGAAAAATTAGCTGAAGAGAAAAAAACATGGTATAAATCTTGGAGTGATTTGCAACAGAAGTTTGATCATTTCAAGAATGCGGTTAAAAGCATTGTTCTGATAATAGATTAGATATTCGTGTTTTATTTTGATGTTTGTACTGGGTGTGCCGTCCGTGAGGATAGTGCACCTTTTTTAATCGGATGGTTAGCTTATCGGTTAGAGCTTCGTGCTGTGCAACCAATTGGCACGATTGAGAGGGGTTCGATTCCCTTACCATCCACGAATCATTAATTAAATTTTATTCTTATGGCAAAAGAACTGAAAGAAAGAACAGAAATCAAGAAAAAGCTGAAAAAGAAGAATGACAGAATCAGCTTTGACTTTAGCGACAAGCTTGCCGGACAGCTTCGCAGGTGTACCGCTGATCTTAACAGGTTGGCAAGGATTGACCGGATAATAGACAAGGAGCAAACGTTGTATTCGGTGGACACTAACAGGGAAGCCGGATATATTGAGGTTATCCGCAATTATTAATCAGCCGACTTACACGATTATGAGGAGAGTTTTTAATGAACTTACACCTGAATGCGAGATTACGGCACGAATGTATGCACAAGGGTATGAGAAGAAGGAGATAGCCGATTTGAAATGCAGGGCTGTGAGCACAATAAACAACCAGTTGCAGAAGGCTTTCGAGATTCTTCATGTAAGAAATGGAAGAGAACTGGCGACCATGCTATATGAGCGTTTGGCTGGCATGAAATTCACTATGGATTTCCCACCAATAGCCCGTTCTGTTATCGCCTGTTGTTTATTATGTGTGTTTTCAATTACGTTTTATCAGGATTTCCATTCGGATATGCGTAGGGCAAGACGGATTAGAGAAGAGAAAATAGAATTTCTGAAAGATATGATATGAAAAGAGGAAAGGTTGAATCCGTACAGAAACTTTGGCTTAATAAGGATGAAGCGATGGCTTATTTGGGGTGTAGCGTTGATTACCTTGATAAACTTAGGAATAACGCCCAGGTTTCATTTGCCAAAGATGGAAAAATGATTTGGTACAATTTGGAGTCGATCAATAGATTTTTGAATAGAATGAAAGTAATATGAACCCTTTAAATTTTACGATTATGAGTCTTATTAAAAAATCAAATGAATTAGTAATTCCTACCACTGTAAAGATGATGATTTACGGTCAGGCTGGTATGGGAAAATCAACAGTGGCATTGAGCGCACCGAAACCGTTATTATTGGATTTCGATAATGGCGTTAAGCGTATGAATATGGCGCATTTGGAAAACATAGATACTGTACAGGTCACTTCATGGAGTGATGTTCAACAGGTCTTGCAGGAGGATTTGTCTGCTTATCAGACCATTGTAGTTGATACAATCGGTAAGATGATGGATTTCATCATTACTTATAAATGTGGCAGCCGCCAACCGTCTATCAGGGATTGGAGCGGTATCAATGCGGAGTTTTCATGGATGACACGAACACTCTCGGGGCTTAACAAGCACATCATTTTCGTTGCCCATCGCGACACAAGAAAAGAAGGTGATGATACGGTGTTTATCCCTGCCTTGCGTGAAAAATCCTACAACTCTATCGTTACTGAACTGGATTTGCTCGGTTATCTTGAAATGAAAAGCGAAAGAGGCGTCCAAAGACGTACCATCACTTTTGACCCAACTTCAAGAAATGATGGTAAGAATACCTGCAACCTTCCTTCAGTAATGGAGGTTCCTACCATCCTAGACAAAAACGGTAATCCAACCGCCAAGAACGACTTTATCACTACCAAGATAATCAATTCGTATTTGGGTATGCTTGCAGCGAAGAAAGCGGCACAGGAAAAGTATGATAAGGTGATAGGGGAAATCAAAGAAAGTATCGAATTTATAACTGATGCCAAGTCCGCTAATGAGTTCGCTGCCCAGATTAATGAGTTTGAACATGTTGGTAGTTCTTTGATGATGGCGAGAAGTTTGTTTGCTGCAAAGGTAAAGGCTTTGGGACTGATATTCAATAAGGAAACTAAAATATACTCAGATGCAGCCTAATGAGATTTGGAAAGACATTCAAGGTTATGAAGGACTCTATCAAGTAAGTACCCTTGGTAGAGTTCGCTCTTTAGATAGGCTTATTAAAAGCAGGTATGGTAATTTTAGAAAGATAACAGGAAAGATAATTAAGCCTAATAAAATATGGAGTGGATATTTACGAATATCACTATGGAAACAACAACAAGTTGAATATAAATCTCTTCATAGACTTGTTGCCGAAACGTTTATTCCTAATCCGCAAAATTTACCATGTGTAAATCATAAAGATGAGGTTAAAAGCAATAACTCTGTTTCTAACTTAGAATGGTGCACATGGAGATACAATGCTAATTACGGAACAAGAAACGAACGGTTTAGCAAAAAGAAAATAAATCACCCGAAGATGTCAAAAGCCGTTGTTCAGTGTCGAGAGGATGGTACGTTAATAAGTACATTTGAAAGTGCTAAAGAGGCTGAAAGACAAACGGGTATTAACAATGCTAATATTATCAGTTGCTGTATAGGTAGAAGAAGCTTCCTTACAGCAGGTGGTTACAAATGGAGGTATAAGAATGAGTAAAATATCTTACAAAATATACCCAACGTTGCTGGATTCTTATCAAAATTATATAGATAGTGATAAGATATATCAAAAATATTACGCTTTTTCTGATAATCCCCCATGCGATGAGGATGAGTTTAGGGAAAAACAATTCCAATCTCTTATTGATAGGATAAATAGAGTACCTTTCGATAGTGAAGCTGCTGATAGAGGAACGTGTTTTGGGGAAATCATTGATTGTATGATTGAGAACCGTAAATCTTCTATAATGGAAATTAGCAAGGCATATCACGATGACGGAAAACTTTACGGGATAAAAGCTGTTTACAACAATCGCACTTTCACTTTTCACATTGACCTTTGCCGCGAGTTTGCCAACTACTACAAAGGCGCATTAACCCAACAAAGAGTAGAAGCGATTCTTCCAACCGCATACGGCAATGTTTTGGTTTATGGGGTAATTGACGAGCTGATGCCGGCCAGCGTCCACGACATCAAAACAACCGGAAGCTATACCGTAGGGAAGTTCAAAGACCACCATCAACACCTTGTTTATCCTTATGCTTTGATGCAGAACGGTTCGGATGTACGGACATTTGAGTATAACATTGTAGAGTTCAACAAAGGCGGTTATGTGGTAGATACCTATACGGAAACATACGTTTTCAATCCTGAACGTGATATTCCTATTCTTACTAATCATTGTGAGGAATTTATCCGGTTTTTGGAAGAAAACAGAGAACTTATAACCGATACCAAAATTATATCAAATAATGAGTAGTGAAATTTGGAAGCCTATTAAAGATTATGAAGGTCTTTATGAGGTATCATCTTTAGGCAGAATAAAATCTATGCCTAAAAAATTTATAAGAAACGGAGCTGTAACACATTTTGAAGAAAAGATATTAACGCCTTCTGATAGTCATGGGTATCGTTCTGTTGTTCTAACAAAGAATGGCATTCATAAAACGCATAGCGTTCACAGATTGGTGGCTTTAGCTTTCATTCAAAATCCAAATAACTATACTCAAATAAATCATAAAGACGAAAATAAATCCAATAACAGAGTTGAAAATCTTGAATGGTGTACACATTCATACAATATGAATTATGGAACGCTCCAAGAGCGTAAGGGGAAAGCTAATGGTGTGCCAGTCTATCAATATACCAAATCTGGTGACTTCGTTAAGAAATATCCTTCGTTGAAATCAGCAGCGGTAAGTAACGGATTCCAAAGTTCACCTATTCAAAATTGTTGCTGTGGAAGAAGTAAGACTTCGTATGGATTTATATGGAAATATTAATTAAAAGATTTTTGGAGGAGAAAATTAATGGCAAACCAAATAACCGGACGGATAATCGAAATTGGACAAACTGTTCAAATACCATCCAAAAACGGTGGTTCCTCATTTACAAAACGGGAGTTTATTTTAGATGCTACCACTTACGACCCTTATACGGGAGAGCGTAGCGAGTATGAGAACATTATTCCCTTAGAGTTTTCGGGTGACAAGTGTACAGAACTTGACCGCTTTAATCAGGATGATGTTGTTACTGTATCATTTGTCTTACAAGGGCGTTCTTGGACGAATCAAGACGGAGAATTCAAACGTATGGTATCCATTCGATGCTATAAAATAGAAGCGCGTGGCGGTGTATCTCAATCCCAACAGACAACATCGATACAACAGCCAGCGCCACAACCGACTTATCAGCAACAGCCGCAGAACTTTCCGCCTCCGGTTGATGCTAATGGCAATGTAAAGGACGATTTGCCTTTTTAGCGTATGTTGTTCGACTTGAAGAATGAATATCAAATACCCAAGTTCAAGGAGTATGTAAACAAGCTGTTTAGTGAATGTGCGGTGGTGGAAGTGAAAAAGAAACTACCTAACCGCACGCTTGCCCAAAACAGCTACTTGCATCTTCTTTTAGGGTATTTCGGTAGTGAGTACGGTTGCAGTCTCGACGAAGCAAAAATTGATTTTTATAAGAGGACTTGCAACCGTGATTTATTTGAGAGAAAGACGGTCAACAAGAAAGGCAATGAAGTAACTTATTTGCGCAGTTCTGCCGAACTGACAACGGGGGAAATGACCCTGAGCATTGACCGTTTCCGTAATTGGAGCGCATCGGTGGCTGGTATCTATCTGCCGGCTGCAAATGAACATCAAATGCTGATATATGCCCAGCAGGAAATACAAAGAAATCAAGAATTTATTTAGTTATGATAGAAACAAGAAAAACAGAAATCAGGTATGTGACATCTGATCCGAAAAAGATGCTCAACATGTACCTTGCAAAACGTGTCCTCAAAACATGGGAGGAATCTTTCATTGATGAAGATACAGGTGAAACAGTAACCATCGAACGGAATGAAATTCTTTTTGACCGTGGCACGCTGATAGACCAAGACACTTTGGCGAAAATTCGTTTCAGTATGGAAGCTGACGGCATTAAGGAAGTGGAAGTCAGCAACCAGAACCGCTTGGCATTCGAGAACGAGAACAGTGTTTTATATCCGTACATCGCTCAAGCGCAAATAGGTGACAAGAAACATAAGTTCCTGCTGTATGCCACCGGATTGGAGAATACTTGTAGTATCTTGAAAGATTACATCGAACTAAACTATATGTTCGGATTCACCTTGACAATGGTCAAGGAGTTCGATTCTTGCGTGATTCTTACTGACAACTTGAAAGAACGTAAGGTTGACGATGCTTCGCTTGCCTATCTCAAAAATGAAATCACTATGGCAGAATACGTTGACAAAATGGACGATGAGACGGAAGATAGTGACGAAGAATCTAAACCGAATGAAAAGAAATTCTACCAGATTGAGACGAAAATCACATTCACGGATGGGGAGAATGAAGACGAGAGAGTTCAGACTTTTGTCGTGAACACCTTCAACGTTGACAGAGCGATGATGCTTATTACCCACTATCTCAAAAACAAAGAGGAAGAATGTGAGAAACAAGCCAAAGAAAAGGGACATGAGTTCAGAAAGAGGGAAATCCATACAGCCATTGAATCTGCTAAACCTATCCCGGTCGGGCGGTTTATTCCGAAAGAGTTTTCAATGGCTTATATGGAATAACTTTGTTAACCTGCCTGTCCGGTCTGTGAAGATGGGGCGGGCGAAAATGGGGGTGCGCAGTGGAGTGCTTTTGACTTTCGAGAGGTGCACATGGTAGAAAGTACGGTACGTGAGATATAAGGAGTAATTAACCTTAGAAGTAGCGCAAAAGGATAAGTCCTTAATTGGGTGTTCGAATCGCCCCATCTCCACATAAATGTGAGCCACACATAAATGGCAAGGGTTAGTAAAGAATGGTTGTGCCCCGGAGAATACGCTTCGGGGCTTTTAATTGGAAAACTATGAATGAAATATTAACTGGTAAGATTTGTCCCTATTGTGGCAAGCCTACCGAATACGTGGATAGTTCTGTAATCTACGGATACTCCTACGGCATGATTTACCTCTGCCGTGATTGCAGGGCTTATGTAGGCGTTCATAAGGGTACAGACCTGGCATTAGGGCGTTTGGCAAATGCGGAATTGAGGGAAGCCAAGAAAGAAGCCCATTTCTATTTCGACCAGATAGCCAAAACCAATCTTATCAATAAGATTTGGAAGAAACATATCCCGAATACATCAAACAGAAACAAGGCTTATCTGTGGCTTTCTAACCAACTGAATATACCACGTGAAGTTTGCCACATAGGGATGTTTGATGTGGAGGATTGTAAAAGAGTTGTTGAATTGTGTAAACCAATAGTAGAATGCCGTACTATATAAAACGAAAGGCTAAGAAGAAAGACAAGCCTTTACCTCTGTTTGATAAAGCGGGGGTAACAATAAAGAAGAAGCCGGATTTAAAAGCTAAACTCGACAAGGAGTTTTCCCTTTTCATCCGGCTTCGTGATTGTATGCCTAACGGTTGTTTTCGCTGTATCTCTTGTGGGCAGATAAAGCCGTTTGCGCAAGCCGATTGCGGTCACTATTTCAGCCGCACGCATCTGGCTACCCGCTTTGACGAAGATAACTGCCATGCGGAATGCCGACACTGCAACAGATTCAAAGCCGACCATTTGGAAGGCTATCGGGTAAATCTAATTGCTAAAATCGGACAACGGAAGTTTGATTTATTAAAATGGAAAATAAAAGATTCGAAGGATAATCCTCAAAATTATAAGAAATCAGATTTTGATTATGAACAGCTAATCAAGTATTACAAGGCACTTAGTAAGAAGTTACGAAAGGAGAAAGGATTATGAGAACAATTAAATTCAGAGGGAAAAGTACCAACAATGGCAAATGGGTATATGCCGAACTGCACGGGCTTGGCATGGATTTGTTTAATGAGTGCGTAAACGAAGATACTATCGGGCAGTTCACGGGATTACGAGATAAGAACGGACAAGAGATTTATGAGGGGGATATTGTACAACTTGACTATATTACAACGCTTGGAAAACATCGCATAGGACTTTCATTTGAGGTCAAATGGTGTACCCAAGAGGGATGCTGGGTTGGATGGGATGGCTTTGTAGAAAATACTCTTCAACAGACACACAAAATGTTTGTAGTTAAAGGTAATATCTACGATAACCCCGAACTACTGAAAGGAGATATAAAATGACATACAAGCTACGTGATTACCAACAAAAAGCCTCTGATGCAGCCGTTTCCTTCTTCAATAACAAGGCAAAGAAAACAAACGCTATCATGGTTTTGCCTACGGGTAGCGGAAAGTCGCTTATCATAGCGGATATAGCCGCAAGGCTTGACGGGCATACTTTAGTGTTCCAGCCCTCAAAGGAAATACTCGAGCAAAACTTCAAGAAGCTCTGCTCATACGGCATTCTTGATTGCAGCATCTATTCGGCTTCCTTTAATTCAAAGGAGATAAGCCGAATAACATTCGCCACCATCGGCAGTGTGAAGAATCACCCCGAACTCTTTACCCACTTCAAAAACATCATCGTTGATGAATGCCATTTGGTAAACCCCAAAGAGGGAATGTATAAGGATTTCTTTGAAGCTGTAAAGTGCAAAGTCTTAGGACTGACAGCGACACCATACCGTCTAAGCTCCAGCCGTGACTTCGGCTCTATGTTGAAGTTTATTACACGGACGAAGCCTCATGTATTTTCAGAGGTCATTTATCATGTACAGGTATCTACTCTTTTGGATATGGGTTATTTGGCGAAGCTAAACTATTATCCGATGGATAAAGAACTTAAAAAATATAATGGCAACGAGTTTAAGGAGTGTAACCTAAAAAGGAATAGTACTGGTGCCGACTACACAGATAGGTCAGTTCAAAAGGAATATGAACGGATAGACTTCTACGGCTATCTCGTCCATATCGTCCAAAGGCTGATGAACCCCAAAGCCGGAGGAAAACGGAAAGGCATTTTGGTATTTACCCGCTTCTTGAAAGAAGCGGAACGGCTTACATGGTCTATACCCGGAACCGCAATTGTTTCGAGTGATACTCCTAAGAAAGAACGCGAACATATTCTTGAAGCGTTCAAAGCTGGTGAAATATCTGTTGTTGCCAATGTAGGTGTACTTACCACAGGCTTTGACTATCCGGAACTCGATACGGTCGTTATGGCACGTCCTACAATGTCACTTGCCATGTGGTATCAGATAGTCGGTCGTGCCATCCGCCCGCATCCTTCTAAAGAATGTGGATGGATTGTGGATTTATGCGGTAACATCAAACGTTTCGGAGAGGTGTCGGATTTACGATTGTTTGATAGCGGTAATGGTAAGTGGGCTGTATTTTCTAACGGAAGGCAATTAACTAACGTGAGATTCTAAGACTATGGACGAAGGATTTTTGAGGCTAAGCCGCAGGTTTTTCTCGAATGAAATGTGGAATGAAGCCCGTACTTTTAGCAGTTGCGAAGCGTGGTTAGACTTAATTCAGTCTGCACGATTTGAGGCAACGCCCCGAAAGGAGAGTATCGGAGGTCGAGAAATCTCTTATTCAAGAGGTCAATATCCTGCATCCATAAGATTTCTGTCACAGCGTTGGAAATGGTCTGAAAAGAAAGTGCGTTCCTTTCTTGTGCATCTTAGAAAGAAAGGTATGATAACTGTTGAGTGCAATCAAGGAATGAACCTTATAACCTTATGTAAATATGAAGAATATAATCCAATGGGCACAACCAAGGACACAAGTAAGGGCACAGGTATTGAAAAGGAAATCAATGAATTAAGACAGGAATGGGCACAACTAAGGGCACAACTTGGGGCACAGTCCATGAACAACAATCTACCGCAATCCGAACTTTTACAAAAATCAGGGCACACAGAGGGCACAAATATAAAGAAAGAAGAAAGAGAGTATATAGATATATCTCTACATCAAAAGAAAGAAAATACTCCTGACGGAGTATCAAAGAAAGACAAGCTTTCTTCGCCCTCTCCCTCTGAAAAGATTGATTACAGCGGATTGATGGAATACTATAATACCACATTCAAAGACAGACTCCAGCAGATAAGATCAATGACTGATGTGAGAAAAAAGGCTGTAAAAGCCCGGATAGCCCAATATGGGAAAGAGTCAGTGAGGAGTGTTTTCAATCTCATTCTTCAATCCCCGTTCCTACTTGGAGCTAATGACCGCAATTGGAAATGCGACTTTGATTGGATTTTCAAACAAGCAAACTTTACTAAAATATTGGAAGGAAACTATAATGGGACAAGACTTAGTAAAAATCAACAGGATAGCGAGCTGCGAAAACGTGATTCAGTTCTTGCAGTCGCTACAACCGTTAGAGAAGCTGCCGCAAAAAAGAGAAAGGAACTTGAAGCAGAGGGCGTTATTGAATAAATATCCCGATCCTGCACAATTCATTCTTGATTACAACCCTGATTTGCAGTTCAAACTTGTCAGATGTAATGCAACCCATTCAGAACTGGCGTTGAATGACAGCATTCCGAGTTTAGGGCTATTGTCTTCTACTTATGGGGATGAAACACCGATAGAATGGCTAAAGATACAATTTGGCTCATTGAATGACTTTGCAGAAGTTTCAACCAAGATAGCGAAAGAGCAACTTTCTGAACTATCGGAGATATTCCTTTCGGAGTATTATTATATAAATGCCGCTGAAATCTGTTTTTTCATAGCACGGTTTAAGTCAGGGAAGTATGGGCGGTTCTACGGTTCAATAGATCCATTGAAAATAACAAGTGCGATGCTGGACTACGTTTCTGAACGTCGGAAAGATATTGAACGGAAAGAGCGTGAACGATACAGAAACCAACGTGAAAAAGAGATAGAGGAGCGTGGAAATAACAGAATCTCTTATGCTGAGTACATTGAAATCAAGCACCGTGCTGATGCAGGAGATGAGGAAGCCAGAAAAATGCTGATGTCACCATGAGAATAACCGTTTACTGGGTAACAAGAAATCCGGATGTTATCGTAAGAATCCGGAAAAAGTTCAATATCCCAAGTTATACTTCCGTGAACTACGAAACAGAATGTGAAATCAAGGATGAAGACTTTTCACTGTTAGAAGAAACAGAACGAAGGGGATTTATTCAAATTAGAAATAAGAATACACGATTATGAAATCATTAAAAGAAATACTAAGGAGTTTAGAAGGTCTGTCCGATATCGAATTGTTCGTGATAGACCTTTTTTGTGGTGCCGGCGGTTTGTCCGAAGGTGTGGAAGAAGCACGATTGGATGGAAATAGATGTGCAAAGGTTGTTTGTTGTGTGAACCATGACAAGAATGCCATCCTTTCACATGATGCCAATATCCCTGATGCACTTCACTTTATTGAGGATATCCGTACACTGGAACTTTCCCCGATAAGCACTATTGTAGAACGTATCCGTCAGCTATACCCTGATGCCATGATAATGCTTCATGCCTCTTTGGAGTGTACCAACTTCTCGAAAGCCAAAGGCGGTCAGCCACGTGATGCTGATAGCCGGACACTGGCTGAACATCTCTTCCGCTACATTGATGTGATAGATCCTGATTATATTCAGATTGAGAATGTGGAGGAGTTTATGAGCTGGGGAGATATGGACGAAAAAGGGAAGCCTATCAGCATGGACAAAGGCAGGCTTTATCAGAAGTGGGTGCGCAATGTCAAGAAGTACGGTTACAACTTTGAGCACCGCATCCTGAATGCTGCCGACTTCGGTGCCTACACCACAAGGAAACGCTTCTTCGGCATCTTTGCTAAAAAGAGCTTGCCGATAGTATTCCCTGAACCGACCCACTGTAAAGGTGGCAGGCAGGACATGTTTTCTAAGCTGGAAAAATGGAAACCCGTCAAGGAAGTTCTTGATTTTTCTGACGAAGGAACTACCATCTTTAGGGAAAAGCCTCTTGCAGAGAAAACGCTTGAACGCATCTATGCCGGACTTATCAAATTTGTAGCCGGAGGAAAGGATGCTTTCCTTTCCCGTTACAATACGGTTCGCCCTCAAGACACATGCAAATCAGTTGATGAACCATGCGGAGTGTTGACTACTGAAAACCGCTTTGCAAAGGTACAGGTAAGTTTCCTCTCCAAACAGTTCAGCGGACATCCCGAAAGCAAGAATGTGTCTGTAGAAGAACCGGCAGGTGCAATCACCTGCAAAGACCACCATGTTTTTGTCTCTGCTTATTATGGAAATGGACATAATCATTCGGTAGACCTTCCAGCTCCAACGGTCACAACGAAGGACAGGATGGCTTTAATTGAAAGCCGATTTATGTGTTCTTATAACTTTAAGGATACAGGAAAGGATATTAACCAGCCTTGTCCTACACTTCTGACGAAAGACAGACTTTCTCTTGTATCTCCGTTTTTTATGAACCAATATTCTGGAGGTGGTCAGGTGTCTGATATAAACTCACCATGCCCCGCTGTTACCACAACACCGAAACAAAACTTGGTAACATGCCAGCCGTGGATAATGAATACTGCATTCTCAAATGTAGGTAGCAGTATAGAGGAACCCTCCCAGACCATTACCGCAAACAGGAAATGGCACTATCTGATGAATCCACAGTTCAACAGTGTTGGCGGCTCTGTTGATAGCCCCTGCTTCACATTAATAGCCCGCATGGATAAGATGCCGCCCTATCTAGTAGCAACAGAAAGCGGTCAGGTAGCGATTGAAATCTACGACAATGATAGTCCTATGACCGTGAAGATAAAGGAGTTCATGGCACTGTATGGCATAGTGGATATTAAAATGCGGATGCTTCGCATTCCGGAACTCAAAAAGATTATGGGATTCCCTGAAGATTATGTTTTAATAGGCACACAAGCTGACCAAAAGAAGTTTATCGGGAATGCGGTTGAGGTTACTCAGGCAAAAAAGAATACCGAGGCTCTTTGCAAAAGGTTAAGAGTATTTAAACTGAATAAATTAAAAGAAGCAGTATAATGAAAGAATATATAGAATTTCTAAAAGACAAGATAGCCATCAGCCATCAGACAGGATTTGAAGTTAAGGCTGATGAACTTACCCCGTCGTTATATCCCCATGTCAAGGATACAGTTCGTTGGGCAATATCCGGTGGATGCCGTGCGATATTCTCCAGCTTTGGTATGCAGAAAACCGTAACCCAGTTGGAGATACTGCGGGTAATCCTGAACCGCACAGGAGGCAAAGGGTTGATAGTTTGCCCCAAGCGTGTAGTAGTGGAGTTCCTGACACAGGCCGAAAAGCATCTGGGCATGAAAGTGACCTATGTACGTACTATGCAGGAGGTGAAGCAATGTCCGACCGATATCATGGTGACAAACTATGAACGTGTCCGTGACGGCGAGGACGGAGTAAGAATAGAACCTTCCTACTTTACCGTTACCTCATTGGATGAAGCGAGCGTGTTACGTGGATTCGGGACCAAGACCTATCAGGAGTTTCTTCCTCTGTTTGCAGAAGTTCCGTACAGGTTTGTCGCAACAGCCACGCCATCACCCAACAGATACAAGGAGCTGATACACTATGCCGGCTACCTTGGAGTGATGGATACCGGGCAGGCACTTACAAGGTTCTTCCAGCGTGACAGCACGAAAGCGAACAATCTTACCCTCTATCCCCACAAGGAAAAGGAATTCTGGTTATGGGTCAGTACATGGGCATTATTTCTTACAAAGCCATCTGATCTCGGTTATCCCGATACAGGATATGAGTTACCGGAGTTACGGGTACATGAAGAAGTTGTGAGTGTGGACAACTCCACTGCCGGCACCGACCGTGACGGGCAGGTGAAAATGTTCCGTGAGGCTGCTCTCGGTCTGGCTGATGCGGCAAAGGAACGCCGGGACAACATGCAGGAAAAGATTGCCCGTGTGGTAGAGATTATCAATCGCCCGGAAAACAAAGACGACCATTTCCTTTTATGGCACGACTTGGAGGCTGAACGTGAGGCACTCTGCAAGGCAATTCCCGGATGTAAGGCTGTGTACGGCTCGCAGGATGATGAGGAAGCCGACAGGGTGATAGCGGACTTCAAGGATGGCCGTCTGAAATATCTGGCCGCCAAACCTGAAATGCTTGGTGAGGGTCTGAACTTCCAGTACCACTGCCACAAGGCAATCATGTTCATTGACTACCGTTTCAACGACAAGTTTCAGGCAATAGCCCGTATCTACCGTTTCATGCAGCAGCATCCGGTTGACCTCTATCTGGTCTATGCGGAAAGTGAGGGAGAGATATACAAGAGTTTCATGCAGAAGTGGGCGCAACACCGCCAGATGGTAGCCAAAATGACCGATATAGTCCGCAAGAACGGTTTGTTCGGCTTGCAGGCAGAGGAAAAGATGATGCGCTGGATGTTCGCCGGTCGGGAAGAGAAGTCCGGCAAACTGTGGAAAGCTATCAATAATGACAATGTACTTGAATGTCAGAAGATGGAAGATAATTCGGTAGACCTGATTGTAACCAGTATTCCGTTCTCCAACCACTACGAATATACGCCTACCTATAATGATTTCGGACATAATGAGGATAACGGCAAGTTCTTTGAGCAGATGGATTACCTTACTCCGGAGCTTATGCGTATTTTAAAGCCCGGTCGGTTGGCCTGCATCCATGTAAAGGACCGTGTACTGTTCGGCAACGCTACGGGTGACGGTATGCCCACCATCGACCCGTTCAGCGAAATGACAGTGTTCCATTATCTGAAGCACGGATTCCGCTACATGGGGCGTATTACAGTGGATACGGATGTAGTAAGGGAGAACAACCAGACTTATCGGCTTGGATATACAGAAATGTGTAAGGACGGTTCAAAGATGGGTATCGGTTGCCCGGAATATGTTCTTCTCTTCCGAAAGTTGCCTTCTGATACCTCACGAGCCTATGCTGATTTGCCGGTGACAAAGAATAAGAGTGAATACTCGCTTGCCCGTTGGCAGATAGATGCCCATGCAAGTTGGAAATCATCAGGTAACTCTCTATTGAGCTATGAGGACATGAAAGGAGCCGGAATAGACAAGATACGCCATCTGTTCAGGAACTACGAACGCGAGCATATATATAACTACGAAGAACATGTATCATTCGCAGAGGAATTGGAAGCTTACGGAAAGCTGCCTAAAACGTTTATGGCTGTCGATCCGGTAAGCAAGAAACCCTGGATATGGGATGATGTCACCCGGATGCGCACGCTCAATACCAAGCAATCGCAAAAAAAGAGACAGAATCACATCTGCCCTTTACAGCTCGATATCGTTGAAAGACTGATTGAACGGTACTCAAACAAGGGTGAGCTGGTGTTTGACCCCTTCGGAGGTATCGGCACTGTGCCTTATTGCGCCATCAGGTTAGGGCGTAAAGGATTATCCACCGAACTGAATTACGACTATTGGAAGGACAGTCTTTCATATCTATATGAAGCGGAAATGGAAGTGAGTGCGCCCACATTGTTTGACTTGATAAATGTAGGATAAAAAAGAATGGAGAGCAGGTATCGAACCTGCACCTCCACAATGAGTGGCATTCTTTCCACTTAAACTACTCCATTCTCTACTCCACTCAAATTGGAAAATCCCCAAATTCAGTTGAGTTGCAAATTCAACAAGGCTTTCCTTTCGGCATAGCCTAAATGAGATAATTCCCAAATTGAGTTTAAAGCCTATTTTTTCTTTAACTATTGTCGGCTTTTTATTCTGATATTTTTTGAAAATTTTTGAAATACGTTTTGAAATCAGCCGACAACAAAATGTCGGTATTATTTTCATAATTGTATTTGTTTAAAATTGAACAATAATTAAAGTGTAACAAGGATTTGAACCTTTAACGCTAACGCGTACCATTTAGCTACTTGGCGCAAATATAATAATAAAAAGGAATAATATGAAAGCAATAACCATAAAACAGCCGTGGGCTTCTTTGATAGTCCACGGTATTAAAGACATCGAAAATCGAACTTGGCCGTGTCCTGATAAATATATTGGGCAGAGGGTACTGATTCATGCAAGCTTAAAGCCTGACAGAGAACCTTACATGATATTCAATGATGTTCAAGCTGATGCGATAGATAATTGTATTATGGATGTGTGTGGGTATTATAAACAGACTGGCGCAATCATTGGCAGTGTGGAAATAGTAGGTTGTTCTATTAATCATCCTTCTATCTGGGCTGAGAAAGGCTGCTGGAATTGGGTGCTGAAGAATGCGGTTCTGTTTGATAAGCCTATTGAGAATGTGAAAGGGAAATTAGGATTTTGGGAATATGAATAAATGATATGTCAGAGATGTTCTTTAGCATTGGCTTTTAGTGATAACACGTTTCTTTTGGATTTTATATGAATTCTAATATGTAAGAAGAGTGTTTTGATTTATTTATATTAGTTCTTATCTTTGTAGAAAAATATTATTATGAAAAAGAACCTAATATATAAGATAATTTTTTGGCTTGTACTTTTTATTTCTTCTTATACAGTTTTAGGGATAGAATTAAATCTTTTACCTTTAATGCCATCTCACTTTTCTGAAGCTATAGTAGAAAAAATAAATCGGACTTTATTATCATTGGCTTATAGTATTATAGCAGCATATATTTTTTATTTTGTAACAGTTGTAGTTCCATTATGGATTCAAATAGGTAAGTCTAAAAGAATTTTATCTTATGAAGTCTATTTCTTCCTGGAGGATTTATATATTTTGATTAATCAAATTCTGTATGTCTATAAAATAGATAAAAATATTGACGATTTAGAAGAAAAGGATTTATTATGTATAAATGGTACAGTTAAAAATCATATAGAAGGAGGATATGATATTCAAACCTATTGGAATTCAATTTGGCATAAAGGAAAGAAATATACTGGTTTGGGGAATATGTCTTTTATTTATCCAGATGACATTTTAAAAAAACTCTCCGAAATTCCTAAAAGAATAGAGAAAATACGCTTGGTAAATCCAAATTTCTTTGTAGATATGGAATTTGCTCAATTATTGTCATTTATAGAGACTAATAAATTGAGATATTATTATAAACCAGTAGAAGAGCTTAAGACTAACATGCCTATTCCTTTTGTATATGCAAACTCTGCTGAAGAATTATATAAATTAATAATTGGGTATAGATTATTGAATAAAACTGGTTATCATAAATGTTATAGAAACACTTATAATGTTATCGAATTATACAATAAAGAAGAATTAGATAGAAGGAGGAGTGATTCATTTAAATATTGGGATGAACATATTGTTACGATATTAGAAAAAGAAAATAGTTTTCATCCTTTTATTATGATAAATTCCAACATAAGAGATTCGGTAATTATAGCCAACGAATTGGGATATCAGTGGTTGGAGTATGATAAGTGGAACAATATACAAGAATCTAATAGGTGTGTTATAATAATTACAGATGGAATTCCTTCTAAGGTTATAAATCAATTTTGCAGAAGAAATAAAGGTAAGCGAATTATAATATTGTTGTATCCTAGTTTGTTCTATAGTACAGGAGATAAAAAATATAATCAAGGTATACAAACTTCTTTTAAAAAGTATTCAATATATTATCGTTCATCCAGGAAAATAGGATTTATAGAATTAAATAAAAAATATCCTATGCATAGCACGTTGCAAACAATAAGAACAATGATTATAAACATAATAAGAGGATGTAATATATAATACAGACAGCCTTTGTCAGTGCTTTGTGAATACCCGGTAACTGCTTTGTGGTGGTTATCGGGTATTTTATTGCCAACCAATTAATACCAAAATATCATGAGCTTAAACGAATTAAGAAATAAAGCCTACCGTAACGCAGTAACGCACGGTTTCCACGATAAGGAACTGAGTAATGAACACTGCTTTTGCCTTATCATCAGCGAGCTTATGGAAGCAGTGGAAGCGGACCGAAAAGGGAAACATGCCGACAGGGAATCTTTCAAGTCTTCTTATGAGGATGAAGAACCGCACGATGATGTCAATTTCAAGTATTGTTTTGAAAAATATATCAAAGATACGATTTCAGACGAACTAAGCGAAGCAGTTATACGCTTGCTTGACCTTGCAGGACTTCGAGGGATAAGCCTTGAACTTGCCAACGGAGATATTGATGACTGTATTGAAGATATGGCAGAAGCCTATAAAGACGAAACTTTCACCGAATCAATCTATTCCATCTCTACACTTCCTGTTAGATATGACGGAATATTTGATTTTTCTATTACTGTGAATGATATGATACTGTCAATTTTTGGACTTGCCAAACATCTTGACATAGATTTGCTTTGGCATATCGAACAGAAGATAAGATACAATGAATTAAGACCTATGTTGAACGGGAAAAAGTATTGAATATGAAAACAATATTATTTACAATTATATGTATTATCGCCCTATTATGGGTTGGAGATCTCACAATTACATTTAAGCCGTTTTCTATATCACTTCCCGGTTGGTATAAGCCTGTAGGTATCCTTCTATTTTTTCTGTCAATGGCAGTATATACCACAGGGGATTATACCAAAGGGTATAAACAAGGTTTCGATGATGGAGTAAAGGAATGTATTGAAATACTTAAAAAGAAAAATCCATGAGCAAACTATATAAAGTAATCATTTTCGGGGAATCATTCTTAATCGGGTGGTTCCCTTTTTCTTCACACTGGTACAACAAGCTAAAGATAATCAAATGATAGTACGCCATTTTATAAGAGTTCCGGTTGGAAGTACTGTCTATTGCGACAATCAGCCGGTTAAAATACTGGAGAAAGGATATGCCCTTGCTCTATGTGATGTCAATGGGAAACGGGTATATATCACCTGCTATGATTTGGAAAAGAAACCATTCGTCAGTACGAATGAAGAAGAATGAAAAAGAGCCAACCCACGCACGACCATGAATCAGCTCTTCCTTACACGATTATGATGCAAATATACTATTTACTTTTAAAATAATCGTGTTATGGAACTGGATTTTAACAAAATAATTCGTCTTAAAAAAATTCGTATCGAGAAATCAGAACTTTCAGAGGAAGAGAATGCCTTGACTGCCCCGGTTCTGAAAGACAAAAGCCTTATCCATGAAATCTACAAAATTTTCGTTGAGTTGCTGAATGAGAGGGGATGTCCGCCGAATATTGACAGTGTGACCCAGCGAAAGAAGTTCATTTTCATTATCCTGTATTTGTTTTCTCCAAGCTCGCTTGCTGGTGGAAAAATGACAGCAGGGTTACGTGAAGAGATGTCAAGGGTGCTTGGGGTTCAGTCCAAAAGTACAATTTCCGACAATTGTGCTGATGTCGTGTTTCTGTATCAGAATTATGGGGACTTTAGTGGAGATATAGAGTATCTTTACACCGAAATCGTAAATCGGTTAAAATTCAAAGGGCTAATCAATTAATGAGCCGGAGTTTAGTGCTCCGGCTTTAAAATTTTATATATTTGCTCTTTGCTTTTTTCTCTAAATTCATTAATCATTGGGGCAATTGTAGTGTATTCTTCGAGCACTTTTTCTGAGATGTTTTCTAAAGCAGTTTTTCTTTCTTCTATTTTTCTTTGTAGTTTCTCTCTCTTTTCTTTTGATGGTGTTTCTGGTTTGATGTCATCTATTTCATTATTTATTTTAATTATTTCATGACATTTTAGTTGCTTTTCGGCTTGTATTTTAAGAAAAGCCAAAATTATCTTATGAAGAATATTGTGGATGTTATCGCTTTTGACAAATAGTCTTAATACTATTTCATCTTGTTGTACATTTTTATATAATTGATTCTGAGCATTAATATAATTATTTATTTGAATTGAATTATTGACATTTGGTATATTTAAAACAGAATCTATCCACATAAACAAGCTTTTGTTAACCTCAATAATAGCCTGACGTTCCATTGAAGTTATGTCAGTTTGCGCATTTGCCAAAATTGCTAATTTATTTTTAAGCTTCTCTGTTTCATTAATAAATTGACTTTCAACGGATTTTATTTCTTTAGTAATTTCACCTATGTCTTCTTTAGTTGCAAGATTCTTTCCTTTTTCCTTGAAGTAAGTGATGATGTATTGCACTAATCCTGCTATAATAGCAAATATTGTAAACTGTAACCAATAAGGCATAGTTATTCTCCTTTCTCTAATTTAATTTTCTTCCCACAATGAGGGCAAGTGATAGTGTTTTCCTCCTTGTCTTCATTCAGCAAATCAGTTATCCCTACACCTAAAGCCTTTGCTATTTCTCCTAACTTCCCAATGGTAGGGTTGCCGGACACAGCGGCATACAGGGCTTGATATGTCACTCCCATTCTTTTAGCAAGGTCTTGCATGGTAATACCCTGCTGTTTGCAGATTTCTTGTACTCTTAGCATGATATTCAAATTATAATTTGATGCAAAGATAGGAATAGTTTTCAAATTATACATAGAATACAGAAGAATAGTATCAAAAAATAATTTGAAAATTTTTCTATCAAAATTTGTTTTATTCAAAATAAAGTTTGATATTTGCAGTGCGACAATCAAAACATAGTTTGAATAATAATTTAAATATATAAGATATAGCAACAAAGAAGATTGACGAAAAGAAAACATTGAAGTATGCAGTGGCATTTTACTTCTGCACATCAGGCAAGGTAAACTTCATGTTAGGTAAGAAGATGTACCAGCACATAGACACTGTTTATGACCAAAGAGAAGATGGCAGAGGTTTCAATACTTGTGAGGTTGTTTACAACTACAAGGCTCAAAAGTACGAGGTTCTGAATGTAGATACAGAGATAGGCAATAAAGAGATTACAATATTATAAGTTTAACCAGCAGGGCGAAAGCCCTGCGCAATATAGAAGAATATGAAAGAAAATATATTTTTAAAAGCAGTTATAGAAAAACCGTTATTGAATAATGAACCAGAAGTTTTACACCTTTTCGTTCAAATAATCAATGAAATAACTTCTTGTATGTCAGAAGACGAGTTAAAGGGCTGTATGAACTCTTTAACAGTACAATACCCTTACTTTAAACTGTTTTTCGATTATGGTTTCAGACATAATCACATGTGGGTGAAAGAATCAGGTTCTTTGGTAAGATTGATATTGGTTGAGTTCTAATCCGGTAGCCTTCGGGCTACCACAATATACACGATTATGAAAGCAGATTTAGTTTTAGTTATCAGCCCTGAAGCCCCACTGATGAAGCAATTGGGCAAAGTATTAGGTAGGTTGTGCTCTATGTGTGACTTTTCTACCATAGAAAGAGGCGAAAAGTATGTCACGATACGGCATGATGAAACAGGGCTTGTGGTGGCTTATACGAGTGAAGAAAGATTGAATGTGAAACATTAAATATTGATTATTATGGGTGAAATAGCAGATAGTTTGATAAGCGGTGAATTTGATTTTATCACCGGTGAGTATTTAGGTGAAGCGGTTGGTTATCCAAGAACGCACGCTTATGACAGACATGAATACATGCCACCAGTTGAAAAGAAGCCTACCAGCAAGGCAAATGTTTGTATAACTAACATGTGTAAGGACAGAGGTTTCAGTAACCGTGAAAAGATTGAATTAGTAGCCAAATTCTTGTATAGCAAAGGTTACAAACAATTGCCTAACCTATTCCATCAGTATAAAATCATTCACAGCCAGTACAAGAATAATTTTAGAAAGTTTTTGGTTGAACAAGTAAAGCAAAGAAAGGATGAATAATATATTCACAATATGCTATTCAGAAGAAGAAGCAAATGAAATAGGCCACTTCATTTTGAGTAGAGGATACGAGGGTATTCAAAATGATAGCTATAGATATTGCCGTGAAGCGATTTGGTGGGCTTTCAAACAAGCTAAAAGGCATCATTTAAATTGCATCTACGTTGGCGTTGCAGGTTGCCAAATGACTGTATCAAAATCAAAGCGAGGTCTTAGACGAAACGGTCTTAAATACATAGAGAAAAGGCGAATGTTTTACAAATTACTAAGTAAGTATTGATAAATAATTATGAACTCAATTAACGACGAAAGAGGTTGCAGCGTATGTCAACCCGGTAAAGAAAACTATTGCACTTACACTACCAAATTGAAAGGTAAGAGAGTAAGAATGTACCAATATGACTATCGCACTGAAAGTGGCGAACTGTTTGCTTGTTGTGCACCTACCTTAGAGGCGTGTAGAGAAAGACGGGATAAATGGCTTAGTTCACGACAATAAGCCGATTGTCGTGTATAACGATTGAAGATATTTCGTTATCTTTGGTTGTGGTAGTACCTTTGGGGTACTATCGCGGGGTGTAGCAGTGGTAGCTTTTCACTTTGACTTGGTGAAGGTCGGTTGTTCGATTCAGCCCCCCGCAACTATTGAGTATTAATTTAAATTTGACACGATTATGAACATTCTTACATTAAGCATCAAACAGAAGTATTTCGATGAAATCTTGGCAGGCAAGAAAACCCACGAATACCGTGAAATCAGACCAACTAACGCTAAGAAGTATATCACTTACCTATGTGGCGGTAAAGAATATCCGGCTGATGCAGAACTGCCTGAAGAAGGTGAGGTAGAATTGAAGCCTATCAAGTACGATGCAATCAAGCTTCTGACAGGTGCATATACGGGCAAGCGTCCTTATATCATTGTAGAGGTAAAGAACGCAGAAGCAGTAATTCTCACAGATGAAAACGGTAATGATATTGTTTACGAACATCAAGGCGAAGAATATCTTGCCGCACAAATGGATTATACTTTGGGCAAGATATTAGAGAAATATATAGATTGATTTGTTTAACTTTTAAAATTAGAAAGCAGAGTCGCAAGAAGAATTAACAGAGTAGCCGGGCCTCGCAGAAATATGAATGGTGCAGGGGCAGGTGGTAGATTGGTTGCCAATCGTAGAGGTACAGCAAGTGCCACACAGTTAGGATCACGCAGACAGCGTTACAGTGATCTTCGTACTTCATTTGGTTTAAGTGGTGGCTAGCTATGAACAAAGTAGAACAAGCGAGTCAATATATAGACCTCATTCGGGTAAAATCGAATGAGGCTTTACTGTTTTTATCACTTGGTAAAGATTCGCTTGTTCTGCTTGATTTAGTCTATCCGAAGTTTGACCGGATTGTTTGCGTGTTCATGTACTTCGTCAAGAATTTGGAACATATTAACCGTTGGATAAACTGGACTAAAGCCAAATATCCGAAAATAGAGTTTGTTCAAGTACCACATTGGAATCTCACTTATATTCTCCGTGGCGGTATGTATTGTGTGCCAAATCCGAAAGTAAAGCTGTTGAAGTTGGCAGATGTGGTAAAGGCTATGCAACTTACTCATGGAGTTTATTATACATTCTTGGGTATGAAAAAAGCTGACGGTATGAATCGTAGACTTATGTTGAAAGGGTATGAAGTAAACGGTTACGAGAATAACGGTATGGTTTATCCTTTGGCTGATTGGACACAAAAGGATATTCTTGCTTATATGAGGCAGCATAATTTACCCGAACCAGTTCGGTATTCATTGAAAGCCAGTTCGGGAGTAGGCTTCAATCTTGATTGTATGCTTTGGATGGAGAAGAACTATCCACAGGACTTACAGAGAATTTACAAAACTTTCCCGATGGCTGAAAGAGTACTTTGGGAGTATCATAATCAACAAAAGTAATATGTATGGAACTAAGTAAATATATCAAGAGTGAATCGGTAGAACTTAACCGTTCTGCCATTCGTTTTGCAGACTACAATCCGAGAAAACTTTCCGATGAATCACGCAAAGCATTAAAGCGTGGTATCAAGAAATTCGGATTGGTAGGTGGAATAGTTGTGAATAAGCGTACCGGGCTTACCGTAGTCAGCGGGCACCAGCGTTTGTCTGTCATGGACGAATTGCAAAAGTTTCCCGATAACGACTATCGCATTCGTGTCGATGTCATTGACGTGGACGAACAGCAGGAAAAGGAGTTGAATATTCTAATGAACAACCCTAATGCACAAGGTTCTTGGGATTTTGACGCTCTTGCCCGTATTGTTCCTGATATTGACTGGAAAGATGCAGGATTGACGGATGCCGACTTGAATATGATTGGGGTTGATTTCCTTTTGCAGACCGAAGAAGAAAGCTCCATTGCTGACGAACTGGAAAGCATGATGTCGCCTGTAACAGAACAGAAAGAAGCCGATAAAGCCGCCAAACAGTTGGAACGTGCTGAAAAGGTAGCCCACATGAAAGAGGTCAAGCATCAGGTGAAAGAAAACGCACAGAAGCAAGCTGAGAACATGGATGCCTATGTGATGTTGTCCTTCGATACCTATGAAGCTAAAGCCGCTTTCTGCGAAAGGTTCGGGTATGAGCCAGATATGAAGTTTATAAAGGGAGAAGTTTTTGATGAACAAGTAGAAAGAATAGATTAATTATTGGGAGGAAAGCTGAGTTAGAAAGAAAACATATAGCCAGTTATATCAGCAGTCCAGACGAATAATGTACAACGCTGGAAGACAATACGGGTTAGGTTCTGCAAGACAAAGAAACATAAGGGATAGAACGAAATCCATAATGGGAAGATATGCTGAGAAAATAGATAGCTATTTCTCAAAAAGAGGAGTTGATGTCTATGGAAACAAGCCAATTTCTCGCCGTGTATATATGGGTAACAATAACGGTTAAAATTATGATTGGCGATTTTATACTTTGGATAAGGAATGTTCTAAAGCAAAACCTGTTTTGTGTTCATCATTATGTTTGGAAAGGTAGTGTGATGTTCTCTGAGTTCAGGTATGAACAATGTGAGAAATGTGGAAAATTAAAGAAGTAATATGAGCAATAGTGAATCTCAAAATAGAAAAGGTAAAGGAGGAAGAAAGCCAAAGTTTGATTATACAAGCGAGGACTTTCTTTCTCTCGTGGAATCGTATGCCAAAAAGGGATTCACTGACAAGGAAATAGCCTATGCCATAGGGATTTTACCACAAACTTTCTGCGAAAAGAAAAGTGAGTACACCGAAATATCCGAAGTCTTAGCGCGTGGGCGCGCGACAATCAATGCCACTGTAAGGGCTAAATTCCTTGCAATGGCTCTCGGTGGCATAAAAACCAAAAGCACCGTGGTAAGAAAGCTCCGTGATTCAGAGGGAAATTTGACAGGTGAGGACGAATTACAAGTTAGCGAAAGCGAGTTGGCACCAAACTTGCAAGCAATGTCTGTTTGGCTGTATCACCACGATGAGGATTGGAGAAAGGTTGAACGCAAGCAGGATGAAGACGCTGATATTCCAACAGACATAGAGCATGGCATCAACATTGATTCTTGGATTAAAGACAAGCTGAAATGATAGTACCTCAAGAAATATATCATCCACTATACACCGATACGGAGAAATTCATTATCCTTATCACCGGTGGGCGTGGTTCGGGTAAATCTTTCAACGCTTCCACTTTCATTGAGCGGTTGACTTTTGAAATGACTCCCGTAGAGAAAATTGTTCATCAGATTCTTTACACCCGTTACACGATGGTTTCTGCCGGTATGTCTATCATCCCCGAAATGATGGAGAAGATAGATTTGGACGGTACCACGAAATATTTCAAGACCACAAAGACGGACATAGTCAATAAGATGACTAAGAGCCGTATCATGTTCCGGGGTATCAAGACTTCTTCCGGGAACCAGACAGCAAAACTGAAATCCATTCAAGGCATTACGACTTTCGTCTGCGATGAAGCGGAAGAGTGGACAAGCGAAGATGAGTTCGACAAGATAATGCTCTCCATTCGCAAGAAGGGTATTCAGAACCGGATTATCATTATAATGAACCCATGCGATTCCAATCACTTCATCTACAAGAAATACATTGAGAAAACTCACAAGCTGGTAGAGATTGACGGTGTGCAGGTTCAGATTTCCACTCATCCGAATGTGCTCCATATCCATACTACGTATTTTGATAACTTGGATAACCTTTCTCCTGAGTTCCTGAAAGAGGTGGAAGATATGAAGGTGAGTAATCCTGAAAAGTATGCTCATGTGGTTATCGGCCGTTGGGCAGACGTGGCGGAAGGTGCTGTGTTCAAGAAGTGGGGAATTGTTGACGAGTTCCCGGCTTGGGCAAAGAAAGTTGCTTTCGGGCAAGACTTCGGTTATACGCATGACCCGTCTGCTTCCATTCGTTGTGGTATCGTTGATAACGCCCTTTACTTGGATGAAGTGGATTACCGTACTGGATTGCTTTCTTCTGACATCATCAAGACTCTTCGCCCGTGGGGTTTGAAAGTCATAGCTGATAGTGCTGACCCTCGATTGATTCAAGAGATACACAACGGAGGAATCAAGATATATGCCGTAGAGAAAGGTGCAGGCTCTATCAATGCCGGAATTGACAAAATGAAAGATATGGAGATTTATATAACCAAACGCTCATACAACTTGCAAAGCGAGTTCAGAAAGTATGTTTGGGCAAAGGATAAGGACGGGAACTATATCAACGAACCGGAAGACCATGACAATCACGGAATAGATGCTGTACGTTACTATGTATTGGGTGAGCTTCTTGGTAAGATTCAGAAGCCGAAAGATTTAACTGGAATATTCACACACTAAAAATATAGATTATGCCATTAACGCTTGAAGAAATATTAACATTGCCTGACATCGGGCAGAAGATAAACTACCTGAAGAAAGGTAGGAAGACTGAACTTCCCGACCGTTGCAAACTTTGGGATGATTGGAATCCGGAACGACATGAAATCATGGTTGACAAAAAGAAGTATCCGGACAGAAAGGTTCTTGAAAAAGAAGCAGAGAAACACTTCGATGAAAAAACGGGTAAGACTTATGAAATCGAAGCAAAGTATAAGACTGAACCGGTGAACCGTATCTCCATTCCATTGGAACAGGATATAGTGAACATTCAAACTGCTTTCACGGTCGGCACAGAACCGTCTATGGATTGCACTCCGACTGATGATGATGAAAAGAAGCTGCTGGATGCGGTAAAGGCGGTATTCAAGTCTAATAAAATCAAATATCAAAACAAGAAGATTGTCCGTGCCTGGCTCTCCGAACAAGAAGCGGCAGAATATTGGTATGTTATCGATGATGATTCGTTTTGGGCAAAGTTTTGGAAGAAAGTTAAGACTACATTCGGAGGGAAGGTAAAGCCCACCAAGAAACTGAAAAGCGTGTTATGGTCTCCATTCAGAGGTGATAATCTATACCCATTTTTTAACGACGAAGGTAAAATGATTGCTTTCTCACGTGAGTACAAGAAGAAGCTCATGGATGATTCGGAGGTCATCTGCTTTATGACTATCACGGACAAAATGGTTTATCAATGGGATTTGTCTAAAGGATATGAAGAAAGAACTCCTTTTGCTCATGGATTCCCAAAACTGCCTGTTATCTACGCTTATCGGCCCGAACCTTATTGCAAAAAGATTAAGACTTTCCGTGTCCGGTTGGAAAAACTTCTTTCTAATTACGCGGATTGCATTGACTATCATTTCTTCCCACTGCTGAAGCTAATTGGAGATGTAGAGGGCTTCATGGGTAAGGTTAAGGATAGAATGGTCAAACTCACCGGAGAGGGTGCGGATGCCCAGTATCTGACGTGGAGCCAAGTGCCAGATACCGTAAAATTTGAAGCAGAAACACTCACTAATATGGCTTATGATATGTCAAACACTCCAAGAATATCCTTTGAGACGTTGAAGGGGGTAGGCAAAGCATCAGGAACCGCTTTCCGCTTTATGTTCATGGGTGCACATATGGCGGTAGAAAATCACGGTGAGGTCATTGGAGAGTTCTTGCAGCGGAGAGTAAATTTCATTGTTTCTGCTTTAGGCTCTATCAATCCAACCGAGTTTAGCAAGGCATCGCAGACCATTGACATAGAAACAGAACTGGTTCCATATATGATTGATGATTTGAATGATAAGGTGACTACTGCCGTTTCCGCTGTCAGTGGTGGAATTTGGTCAACCCGTGAAGGTATCATGTTTGCCGGGAATGCTGATAGGGTAGAAGAGGAGCTTGCAGAAATCAAGGAGGAACAAGGGGCAAAGAATAGCAATGCAGTGTTTCCTAACTTCAAGGGATAATTCATTACTTCATGTTTTTATAGTACTATTGAGCGGAGCTAATTTAGTTCCGCTTTTTTTATTGCTAAATTCTATATTATAGAATATATTTCTTGGAAAAATTTTATAATTCAAAATTAATTCATATTTTTGCATCAAATAAATGAGATATGAGAATTGTATCACATAAGAAATTGAAAGAGTTCTACGAGACGAAAGGCTATGAAGATTCACGCATAGCTTTAGAACGTTGGTATGATATAGCGGAAAAAGCTGAATGGAAGAACCTATCAGACATTAAAGTAGATTTTCCTGCTGCTGATTATGTAGGCAACCAGCACTATGTATTCAATATTAGAGGTAACAATTATCGACTGATAGTAGTTGTAAAGTTTACAATGGGCTATATTTTTATTCGGAAAGTGTGTACCCATAAAGAATATGATAAAATAGATTGTTCAACCATTTAAGATACAGGATATGAATAAAGTTAGTAAAGAACAATATGAATTTGCTTTGGCAAGAGTAGAGGAACTTCTGCCATTGGTTGATGATAATACCCCTGCAAACGATAAAAATGCGGTGGAGCTTACAGTTATGTCCGATATTGTGATAGCATACGAAAAAGAACATTATCCGATAGAAAAACCGACTGTTGCGGAATTGATAGAGCTATCTCTTGAAGAGAAAGGGATGAGTCAAAAGCAACTTGCTGGTGAGATTGGAATAAGTCCATCGCGTGTGAATGACTATATTTCTGGACGTTCGGAACCGACCCTCAAAATTGCGAGGTTGCTATGTCGAGTGCTGAATATACCTCCAGCCGCGATGTTGGGTTTCTGATTAGTTCATAAGAAGAATATTTAGGCGTGATTCATTCGGTTTCACGCCTTTTTTATACCATTTTACGACAATCGTTTCATTGTCGTGTATCACCTATCTGATAATTTTTCACCTTCTTTATAAATAACGAAATTTACCGTAGAAATTTATAAATCAAATTCATACGGTATGACAATCTTAGAACAAATCTTGGCAGGGCTACAACAGAAATTCGCTGGGGTGGACACTGCTATTCTTACCCGAATTGCTACTAAGAAGGCAGAGGGTGTAACGGACGAGACAAAGGTAAACTCTATTATTGAGGGTATCAGCTTTTCGGACGTGCTTAATTCCTATGGTGATTTCCGTGCCGGGGATGCTTCAAAAACCGCAGTTACCAACTACGAAAAGAAGCATAACCTTAAAGACGGTAAGCCAATCGAGACTACCACAACCATCAAAACGGAAGAAAATAAAGACGATGTGCCTGCATGGGCACAAGCCTTAATTGATTCCAATAAGAGCCTTTTGACGGAGGTTTCCACCTTGAAGCAAGAAAAGGCGCAAGCCACACGTCAGGAGCAGATTTTGGCAAAGGCTAAGGAGTATGGTATTCCCGAAAACTATGCCAAACGATGCGCCATTAAGGACGATGAGGACTTGGACGCATACTTCAAGGACTTGAAGCAGGAGTTCGCAAATGACGGCTTCAAAGGCGTGACCCCTCCCGAATCAGCGGAAGAGAAGATTGAGAAAGAATCTGAATCTATCGCTAAGATGATTGACGAGGGAACGAAAACTATTGTTGAACAAAACAAGAATTAATTATGTCAGCAGGATTTAAGTATGATTTGGTTCCGCTCGTTGAGCAAGAGGAACGCTACGATGTCCAGACCGGTATTCGTAGACGTGGCCCGTTCAAACTCGACACGCAGAACCTAGTAGTGGGAAGTTTCCTTCCCGTATTTACGCCGATTTGTGCGGACTTGAAAAACAAGTTCGCTTATGCGGTAATCAACGTGAGAGTTGTGGAAGCCTATACCACCGGTGCGGAGGCTTTGTCTATCAAGGTAGCCAAGAACTCTTTGGCTTATGTGGGAATGTTTGTCGGAAGCGGCACTAAAGGTGCTGAGGTCGCAGCTATTGACAAATCTAATGCCAACTACGATGTCTTGACTATCAAGGCTGCTTTCGGTGAGAATATCGCCAAAGATACTGTACTTTTCAATGCGGTTGCGGTTGACGGCTTGAAACAGAAGTACGTTGCAAATTCGGCTCTGTTTAACCGTACAAAGGTTGAGGACGGAATTATACTGGTTTCATTGCTTCGTACAGCCGCGGAAATTGAGCCTTCAAAACTGGTTATGCCGTTCTCCGAGAACGATAAAGCCAACATGAAGGGATGGTTTGAATTTAACGAGTAAGGAGGTAGGATATGTTTTTAACGATTCAGACATTATTCGATGATGCGAACATTGTTTCCGCCATCATCAGACGTGTGAATCAGACACGTAAAGATACAATCTATTGGCAGCAGTATCTTACTTTCCGCAGAGTAACTACTCGTGTGTTCAAGGATTATATCGGTTCTGTAACCGGAGTAATGGCAGGTTCCATCAATTCGCGTTTTGGCGAAAAGCCCATCCGTGAGCGCAGGAACATCGGTTCGGGATATGGTGAGATTGCCTATTTGGGCGATGCTTACCAGATGTCCATCGACCGACTTTCCGAGTTGCAGGATTTAATTGACAAGTTCAATGTAGCTAAACCGGCAGACCAAAAGGCCGCAATGGAAGAGATTGTAAACTTCCTGGCAGATGATTACCGTCAGATTACCCTTGCTGCTCACAAGCGCATGGATATTATTGTTGGTGCCTTGTTGATGCTTGGTGAAGCCACCGTTTACAACAAGGATGCTGCAATAACTTCCGGTCAGACCAATAATAAACTGCTGGAGATTACCCTTCCGTTCAATTTTATCAAGCCGAAAAGTGGAGATGTGGTTGTGGACGGAAAGAACATGTTCATCTCTTACCTGAGAGAGAAACTCCATTCTTTGGCACCGGACTATGGCGTTTATGCCAAGATGATTATGACACGCGCTTCTTTCAACAAGTTCGTGCTCGGTTCATCTGAATTTGGCGAGCAATACAAGATGATTCTCGGCAGCAACGAAATGAAGTTGAGTACGGGATTGGTTTCCTCTTCTTTGGCTTCCGAAGTGTTCACCGGCATCGGTTTGCCGCGTATTGAAATCAAGGAGGACTACGTGAAAGACCAGACGGGAAAGAATGTGCAGATTTACGCGGATAACCGTATTACTCTGTTACCTTCTGACAACATTGGTTATATGCGCCATCATACCCCGTATGAAGCGACAGACCCAGTACAAGGACGTACTTATATCCCGTCAGAGGGGCAGATGCTTATCTCCAACTACCGTGACAAAAACGGTCGCTACATGGAATATACGGCAGAGTGGATTCCGCAGATTTCCAATCCAGATTTGATAACCAATTTCGATTTGAGCGAAATTGCATCCATCCAATCAGCATAAGGGGGTAGGATATGAAAGTAAAGGTTATATCAGTTTTCCGCGACAAGTTCACCGGAAAGTATTATACTCCCGGTGAAGTGATTGAAGTCGGTGAGGAGACCCGTGTGCTGGATATGGAAAGTCGCAGACTTGTCGAAAGGGTTGAGGTGAAAACTCCCGAAGTGAAAACCACTGAAGAAAAGAAGGAGGTGAAAATCTCCCTCTTTGAGAAAGAGTTCGAGAAGAAAACTTTGATTGAGGCTTTGAAGTCCATTGGTGTGCAGGCTTCCGGCAATATGAAAGAGGAAACTCTTTTGGGTAAGGTTGCAGAACTTGATGAAGAATCAACAGCCAAACTGAAAGAAGCATTAGGTATCGAGTAAAAGGATAGGGTAGTGCTTCTACCCTTCCATTGTTTAATTTTATGAATCAGTAAAGAAATGAAGAATTTTATTTTTGCCATGTTTGGCTTTTTGATGATGTCTTTGGTTTCATTGAACGTACAGGCATCGGGTGTGGAATCTCCCAAGTGTGAATATATGAATCTATCCGTTGATGTTGGTTTACCAGATATTCAGTTTATCACTTTGAAAACAGCTCCGGCTGATTGTATTGTACTGACCATGCCACAGACTATGTTCTTGGTTGCAAATAATCCAGCTATGATGTGTTCGATGAAAGAGGAAACGGCTATTCAAGGAAAACAAATTTCAGTCCCTAAATGTCCGTTCCGATACGTGTTCAAGTCGAAATATTTGACTCATTACAGCTATACCGCATATAGTAAACTGGTTACACCATATTAATATGACGATAAACGAATACATATCACAGAAGTTCCAGTCTTTCGGCATTAACTTGTCGGAAGCTGACCTTTTGGATATGTGTCTGAATGCGGAGATAAGCGGAGAGGACGAGATGAACGAGGATTGTTACGGTCGTGTCTTCGTGGCGATTGCGAAGTTCATCCCCTCTCTATCGCTTCGTGCCACTTCAATCAGTGAAAGCGGTTTCTCCATGTCTTGGGACATCAAAGGCATCAAGGACTACTACTCATGGCTGTGCAAGCAGTACGGATTGAAAGACGAACTGACGGACAAACCTAAATGTACCTTCTTATGATATTCGCCCCACACATATTGCAGGTAAAAGTTATCACCCCGATGGAAAGGGATGAGTTTGGCAGACCCATTCCCGGTACAGGTGGTGAAAGCTGGCAGGACGTATGCAAGTGCCGTTGTGACGATAACACAACCAAAGAGTTTTCATCCGATAATGGTTCCGTATATCGTCCTAACTATCATGTGGTGTGCGAGAAGAGAATCACTATCAAGGCAGGGGATGAAGTCCGCTGTATGGACGGCGAGAGCGTGAGAGGTCAAGGCGAAGTTTACACGGTGAAGAGTACGAACTATTTTAACTACGCGGAATTATGGATGTAGATTTCGACCTTTCCGATGTCGATTCCTTTTTCGATGAAGGAGAATGGGAAGTTGAAAAGAAGATGATTGACGTTGGCGATGAAGCCGTGAAGTACGCGGAGGAACACGGCGATTACGAAGACCACACGCTCACCTTGCGAACGTCCAACAAGTATGATGTGGATAAGGATGGTTTGACACTCTATAACGACGCTCAATCGCCGAAAGGTTATCACTATGCGTCCAACGTGGAATCCAAAGGGTTTGAAGTCTTGAGCGGCGCCGCCTTGTTTGCGAAGAAACGGTTGAATGGAGAATTATGAATGAAAAATCCCGCTTTTGCCAAGTTAATACTTTGGCAAAGGCAATGTAGCCACTTGGCACGCACAAGGTAGCCACTTGGCAAAAGCAACCTAAAACAGACTGGAAAATGATAACGACCACCGACATAGCGAACATACTCTACCGCGACTGCCAGCCCTTCGGCATCGGCATCGTCCCCCACGGCAAGAAGCTGGCGGGCGCGCTGAAGTCCGAAAAGATTGTCATCCACGCCAAGAAGCAGCAGCCGGGTAAGTACTGGAAGCAGTCGTTCGCCGAGGTCAACCTCTGTGTCCCCGACCCCGGCGAGGATGAAGCCGACACCATCCGGCTGAATGCGCTTGAAAGGCAGGCTGTGGAACTCTTTGACGGCGTGGTAAGCACCTATGACGGCACCCGTTACCGTTACTCCATCGAATCAATCGGAACGGAAGCGGACACGGCTTTGAAGTGCCACTATGTGAATGTAAGAATTTTGTTTAACGTATTAAATGTGAAATAATATGATTTCAGCAGTAGGAATTAAGAGAATCTTGTTTGCCGACATTTCAAAAATTACGGCGGACATCACCCCCGAAATCGCCAAGACTTTAATCCAAGCGGCCATTACCGCCAAAGATGAAGTCTTGAACGTGCACGGGGAAACGTGGCAGATTGAAGAAACAGAAGCGTCTGTCACGGGGTATAAAAATCAATTGAATGGTCAGAACTACCGTTATGACACAACTCCCGGCGATATTACTCCGGCTTTCTCTATTGGTCAGTACGATTGGAAAACTAAAGCGGCTCTCATGGGCGGTTCCATAGTTGAAACAGGGGAAGAAGGAAGCAAAGTCGCGGTAGGTTGGAAACGTCCTCTGACAAAAGAGATAATCAATAAGGCTCTTTTCTGTCTGACGGATGATAATGTATGGTTCATTTTTCCCAATGCCCAGATTGTAGCCCGTGAAGCGAATACAGACAAGGCAATTGCCATTGCTGTTCGTGGATTGGTTCAAACTCCTAAGATAGCAGGGGTAGCTTCTGAATATAACTATGAGGAAGATGCTATTAAGGCATTGACAGCGTAAGTTTTAAGGTAACAGATTGTTTTCGGATGGCGGTGGGTGGTTGCTCACCGCCTTTTTAATTTAAAGATATGAATCAAGCGTCTAAAATTGTGTCAGATGCCCTGCTGGGGATGGACTTCAAAAATGTAGAGATAGGTGGAGTAGTCTATACCATCAAGCCGCCTACTATCAAAGTTATCTGTCGTGCCATTCATCATTTCTCCAATGTCGGTATGGAGGGAGATAATATCATGGAGGCTATTAAAGAGCTTCCTGAAGCTACTGAAGATATGCTGAAAGGTATTTCATGCTTCATCTGCGGGAATGATAGTTTGGTCAAAGAATTGGAGAACGGCACTTTTGAAGAAGTCAAAGATGCCTTGGAAGTCTGTTTCTCTATGATGGATATTTCGGCTTTTCAGTGTGTCAGCTCGATGAGGAACGTGTCGATGCTGGCAGCAAGACCGAAACAGTAGGAAACACAACGTTCTTCGGGCAGATAGCCCATTTGATTGACACGCTTCATTTGAGTTATACAGAAGTGTTTGAGGTTATCCCTTATAGGAATCTGTTGATGATGCAACGGGATAAGTTACACGCAGTATATGGTGGTCAGAAGGTGAATAGAATCAGCGGTAAGGAATTAGCTAATCGTAGGAAAAAGAAATAGATATGGCGAAATTATATTGTTTAACTTTTAAAATTTTAAGCTGAATCAAAAGAAGAAAAAGTTTAGATGATTTATCGGCACAGAGATGGAGATTAGCGCAGACTAACATTTCTGATGCAAGAATGAAGAGAGTTAATGCCGCATATCGGAAGTATGCTGGCAATATTCATTCTCGTGTAGGTAATTTCGGTGAATTAACCGACAGACAGTACGCCCGTAAGTTCTCGCGTAGGTCTTATGTGGGGCTGAATGGTGAGTAAAGAAAAAGCCGGAGAAATCCGGCTTTAACTAAATAACTTTATCATGAGTAGGATCGTAAGTCATTTCTCTATTCTTTTTTTCTATACGAAAATCTTTTATTTTTGATGAAAGTGATTTTTCTAGAGTTTGTTTTGCTTTGCGGTACGTACCATCGTTTGATGGATGCCGCGAACTAACAATAGCTCCTATAACTTTTTTATCTTTTAAATACCCTTGATTGTAGAATAAGTTCACTGTATTGCCAATTTGCGTTACAGCATGTGCTATATCTGTTCCCTTTAGTTCTACAAAAATATAAATACAATTGGAAGGCGAAGTTGGTGTATATACAAATAAATAGTCACACTTTCTATGTTTCGATGAACTGTCAAAATAACCGTCAATTTTTATTTTGTCAACTTCAGAAACCTGCTTAGATACAATAGTGAATTTACTTTTATTCTCGCCAACAGTGAAACGTGAAGTACATCTACATTTAGATAACTTATATTTGTCATCAAAAGATGTAGTGTCCGTAAATTGAGTTTTTCTTTCAAAGCATTTACAACCCATCTCTTTCGATATTACAAAGTTCATCAAAAATATGTCCTAGTTCGTTGGACGCTTCGTCAATATATTCTGCGCCTAAAGATTTAATGTCAGTATCTCTTATGTCTTTAACAGTTCCATTTGAATGAAAGAAATAAGAAGATACATCATCAAAATCAATCAGAGCCATTGAGGGAATGAGTTCTTTTATTTTAGGTAAAACAAGTTTTTTGTTGTTGCTTTTCTTTAATACTTCTTGTGCAAATATTAAATTATCTACTACTGATAATACATAAGGGCTGTGTGTTGTAATCACAATACTTCCATTTGACTTTCTCATTTTTCTCATAATCCAATCAATTAGGAAATGTTGAGTAGAAGGGAATAAATTTAATTCTGGTTCTTCTATAACTAACATTTGTTTTTTCTTGCTTTCAACATACTGATTAAATACAGTCCATAGGGGAATGATTGATTGAATTCCACTTGAAGCTTGGGATAACTTTAATTCCTTATGCTCATTTGTTAAATATATAGTATCGCCATTATTATTAAAAGATACTTGAATATTTAGTATGTCTATATCAATATTTTTGTATTGCATTCTAGCTTTTTCATATAAACTTCCAAAATCCTTTATACAATCAGGAATACTAGCTCCTGCCTGTAATAAAGAGAATATGCTATTAGAAAATGTTGAAATTAACAATCTTTCAGCTGGTATGTATACAGGAATACACTCTTCATAAATGACGCTCATCAAAAGTGGCTTAATGAAGTTTGAGAAAAATGCATTTTCTTTCTTTAGCTTATCGTCTTTTATGGAATTTTTTAGAGCATCTATTAAATCTTTTAATGACGATTCACTTTCTTTTTTTTCTATAAATTTTAATATGAAATCATAGGACTCAGATGTGTTAGCCATCTCCATGAGATCTGCATCTTTATAATTACTATGGAATTTATTTAATTCTATTTCCCAAATGTATTTTTCATTACGATATTGAATTTTTGTGGATGAATCGAATGAAAAATTTATATTGTATTTTTCTAATAAGTTGGTGAATGCTTTAAAGTTTCCTTCTTTGATAGCCCAAAATATAGAATTGTTGAATATTGCGATAAGCTTTGCAATTGTACTCTTTCCACTTGATGTATGACCGATAAAAAAATTATATTTTTTTATTTCAATATCAGCAGATTTTATAGCTCCGAAATTTATTACTTTTAGATGTGCCATTTTAATGATTTTGAGTCGTTTCTTAAAAATAAGAAAATATTCAGCAGCAAATATAGCTATAAAATTATAGTTATAACAAATAATGCCTTCTTATTCTCATTGAACAAAGAGATTATGAGTAAAGTTCTGGATTTTGGTTTTATAATTTTTCCGCTAACTTCTTAATATCATCCTTACTATTGATAACGTGAGTGCTATCTCCTATGCGAACAGCTCCTATAACTTCATCGGAAGATTTTTCAAAAAGGTCTGAAACTTGAACATTCAAAGCAGATGCTATTCGTTCTAATACTTCTACTGAAGGATTGCCATTTATGTGTTGACTTAATCCTACTCTGGATATTCCCATCTTATCAGCAAGCTCTTGAACAGTTGTTCCTTGCTCTTTTATAACTTCTTTTATTCGTAAAGCCATAACTATTCTAAATTATATTTTGTGCAAATATACATACTTTTAAATATGTAAAGCGATAGCTATTCTTAAATTGAGTTAATGTAAAGCGAAATATTTCTATTTTGTTTGATTATTTAAAGTGAACGGTTTACATTTGCATCGTGGTTATAAAACGATAGATATATGAAACGCTACAACTTATCTCAAATAATGAAAGACGCTCACCGCTTCTACAATAGCCGTTCAAGAATGGGCAGAACTTTTGGCGAATGCCTGAAACTCGCTTGGCGTTGGGCGAAAGACGCTATCAAGTTTGCAGAAGAAAGAGAAGTTAAGATAAAGGCTATGTTAGCCAACCAGAAGCCGGTAGAGCGTACATCTTACAATGATAGTAAGATTACTTGGTCTGACTGCTACAATTCAAATAGCCGTGGGTATATGGGTTCTCAATATTGTGGTGATTAAAGTCAGAGCAAAGTAGAAATGAAATAACTCAAAATATAAAGATTATGGAAACAATAGAACTAAGAGAAAGCGATATGTGCAGAGCTAAGAATCTCAATCGCAAAAACGGTTACGGCTTGGATAGCAAACAGATGATGCACCTTATTAACAATCATAAGAAAGGTGATGCGTACAAGCGTGCTTTGATAGAGTTTCGCTTGACTGATATAAACTTTCATCGTGAAGTCGAAATGCTAATGAACGGCAAGTATGATGAATTGAAAAAACAAGTAAAACAGTGGTAAGCAAAGAACGCACCACCTTCACAGGCAACGCGCTCGAAATAGTATAAACACATAAATATAACGAATATGAGAACAGAAATTATTAAAATGGAAAATTCTTCTTCATGTGAAATTGATTTGATTGAAGTAAGAGATGGACAAGCGGTAACCTCTTCATTGGTGGTTGCCAAGTATTTTGGCAAAGCACATAAAGATGTATTAAGGGCTATTAAATCATTGGATTGTAGTGAGTTATTTAACCAGCGCAATTTTGCGCCCGTTGAATATGTCGATAAAAAAGGTGAAAAAAGACCCATGTACTATTTAACTCGTGATGGGTTCACCTTTTTGGCTATGGGGTTCACTGGCAGGGTGGCTGCACAATTCAAAGAAGCGTACATTAACGCCTTTAACGAAATGGAAGAAATGCTCCGCAAGAATGATTGCACCAAGTATGCTGAAAAGATATTCAAATCCGAACTGAATTGTTTCAATAAACGGTTGAAAGAAACAGCAGCAAAAATAAGAAGAGAGAATGGGGTCGGATTTGGTATTTATGGTGAGATACAGGCAGGCGTATATGATTGCGACAAATTGCCTTTCCAAGAAAGATTGCGCAATATATTTGCCCAAATAAGCAATGCCTATGTAGAAAGTTATTATTTGGCAGGACACTATATAAACGCTGATAATCAAAACAAGCAGATACGCAAGTTGATTTCTGATTTTGAAGGGAAACTGGTAGAGGGATTTAGAATATATCCAAGCATATAAATACGATTATGAACTTCAAAACAAGACCACCGCCAATAATTGCTACCAAATGAGAGATTAAAAACATAGTTATAAATCAAAAACAACAAGAAAATGAGTAAACGATTTGCTATCGCCATTTTACCCAAAGAGAAACAGCAGGGGGGGGTAAAGTACGGTTTAAAGATTGAAAAACCTTCAGCATTGGGTAATGTGTATGGATTGACCGAAGAAGAGCTGAAAGAACTTCGTGGATTGATAGACAATGTATTGACTAAATAAGTATGAAACATATGAAAACGAGACCACCACCAAAAACTTCATGACAATGAAACGATTGTCGTGTTATGGTAAAATAAAAATCTCTCTCTTACACGATTATATAATAAGTTTGCAAACAGAAACAACGCAGCTATCCTCACAGCTGAAAATATAACCCCGCCATTGGTAAGAAGTGAGGAGCTTGCCTTTGGTGGGGTCTAATTTTTTAAACTGTGTAAAAGTATGAATAATATTCAGATTTTCCAAAATGAGCAGTTCGGAAAAGTAAGAATCGCGATGAATGAGAGTAATGAGCCTTTGTTTTGTTTGGCAGATGTTGCAAAAGCCCTTGGGTATAGCAGACCTGCCGATGCTGTAAATCAACACTGTAAAGGGGTCGTTATTTTGCCGACCCCCACAAATGGCGGTGTACAAGACATAAAGTACGGCAAGGAAAGCGAGGTTTATCGTTTGACTATGAAATCTAAATTGCCGGATGCCGAAAAGTTCCAAGATTGGGTTTGCGATGAAGTTTTGCCCTCAATCCGCAAACATGGTGCATACATGACCAGCGATACACTTGAAAAGGCTTTGACCTCACCCGATTTTCTGATTCAGCTTGCAACCAACTTAAAAGAAGAAAAACAGAAGCGTATCGAAGCCGAACAGAAGATTCAGAAAGATGCACCTAAAGTCCTTTTTGCCGATGCCGTTTCAACTTCTCAACGTTCTTGCTTGGTTGCTGAATTAGCAAAGATACTGCAACAAAATGGAGTGAATATCGGTCAGAACCGTTTGTTTAGCTGGATGCGCGAGAATGGTTATCTTTGCCAAAAGGGTGACTACTACAATCAGCCAACGCAGAAAGCTATGAAATTGGGGCTTTTTGAATTGAAGAAAACCACCATCACCAAGCCGGACGGCTCTGTATTGGTCACTACTACTACCAAAGTGACTGGTAAGGGGCAAATTTACTTCGTAGAAAAGTTCTTAGGTAAAGATGCTGCTTAAATAATAATGCGCACCTCGTTAAGTCGGGGTGCGCTATTAGTTACTTGGGAATAACTGATATAAAATCCCAAATAGGATTATTTGATATAGAAATAATCATTCCTTTTTCAGAAATCAGTTCATTTTATTTTTTATTATTTTCATCACTAAAAGAGTCTTCTCTATTTAATATAGACATTTCTTGTTTGCAGATAGATTTGAACCTCTGAAACATGATGAAATCTGCAATATTGACAGCTATAAATACCGCCAATATTGTGATAACTGCATACTTTATCCTTTTTTTCATATTGTATAATTGTTTTAGTGACAAAACTACCCCAAAAACATATTCCGTCAAACTTTCTCACGACAATTCTTCCATTGTCGTTCTTTTGCAATCTCTGAAATAGCAAAATAAGTTTCCAATATTTACCTTCACAATTATTTTACCACAATAGCCCGATTGTTGCATATTTCACTGAAAATAATCATCTTAAAATTTGGCTATGCCGTAACTTTAACAAGAAAAATGGACTTTAAAGGAGATATTTCAGGATTGGAAGAACTTATCCGGCAAGCGGAAGATGAGTATTACTCAAAACTTATTGAGATAGGTAAGAATTGCATTCGCATTGCGCAAAACGCTCGTGGTAGTAATGGATTGAAAGAATATCAGAATCATACTTTCAACTTGCGTAATGCTCCGGGGGCTTGCGTTGTGAAAGATGGGCAAATAATATGGATGGAAGTAGTAGCTGACACTTCACATCCTGAAGCGAAAAGCGAAACGGAAAATCTACTAATCTATTCAGAGAAGCCAAAAGACGGGCTTTATTTGGCGGATGGTATGCCTTATGCTTCATTCGTTCGTTCAAAAGGGTATGATGTATTAGATTCAGCAATATTATATGCAGGTAGACAAATAGAAAAAAAATTATAGATATGGCAGGCATTATTTCAAATGTAGACAGTGATGTTCAGAAGTTGCGCAAACTGAAGAACGAGATAGAAAATGTCAAAAAAGCATTGATGGGTATTAATATTAAAGTGGATATTGATATAGCGAAAGGATTGCAATCACAACTTACCTCTTTGCTTGGGCAATATGATGTATTGGTGGATAAGATTGCGGCAGCGGAAGGAAAGATTATGCTTTCTGTCAGTCGAATCAATAAAGCAACCGAAAAGATTGTCAAAGCACAAGAGGTTGTATCTAAACCTACGGCTGATCCGGCACAGAATGGAGATGCTGCAAGGCAAACAAATACGGCTGAAACGGAAAGTGTTCGGGCGCAAGCAAAGACTTATGATGATTTAAAAACCGAAATAAACGGCATTCTTGGCACAAGAGAAGAGAACATCAAACGAATGGTAGAGGAAATGAACGCTATCCGTTTGATTAATGCCGAAATCAAAAAGATAACAAAGTCGCAAGGTGAGTATTCTTCTTTGTCCTCTGCGCAAAGAAAACGGCTTGAACAACTGAACAACTCCCTGCTGACACATAAGGAGGCTTTGGCAGAGGTACGGCAAACTCTGAACAATAATGTCAAGTTGGATAATGTTGCCGCCACTTCTATGAAAGGACTGTCGCAGTCTTTGTCAAGGATGAGAATTGCTTATCGTGAACTGACGGAAGAAGAGCGTAATTCTCCTTTTGGAAAAGAACTCCTTGCTTCTATCAATCAGGCTGATGCAAAAATTAAGGAGCTTGATGCGACAATAGGCAACCACCAACGCAATGTAGGTAATTATGGCAAGCAGTGGAACGGACTTAGTATGTCTATCCAACAAGTAGGACGCGAACTTCCTTCTTTGGCTTACGGTCCGAAAGTGTTTTTTTCTGCCATTTCTAACAACCTTCCAATTTTAGCCGATGAAATTAAGCGTGCACGTATCGAATATGATTTGTTGAAAAAATCGGGGCAGTCTGCTACTCCGGTGTGGAAACAGGTTGCCTCTTCTTTATTCTCATGGCAGACTGCATTAACGGTTGGTATTACATTGCTTACTCTTTATGGCGATAAGGTGGTGGATTGGGTTGCAGGGCTGTTTAATGCTAAGAATGTCATGAAATCTCTTGTTGATATTCAACAACAACTAAATGACGTTCAATTAAAAGGAGTTCAAAATGCTCAATCCGAAATAACAAAGTTGGAATTATTATATAAAGCTACTCAAAATGCTTCAAAGCCTATTCGTGAAAGAAAAAAAGCTGTTGATGAGCTACAAAAATCATATCCTGATTTCTTCAAAAATCTTTCAGAAGAAGAAATTCTAACGGGAAAGGCAGCTGACGCTTATGCAAGACTTACTTCTTCGATTATTGCATCTGCACGTGCGAGGGCTGCACAGGATAAAATGACAGAGAATGCTAAAAAAATATTGGAAAATGAGGCTAAAATAACAGAAGAATATGCTAAAAGAGAAAATGCACAACTAAAACTTGACAAACAGATTGAATTAAGAAATAAAATAGACAGAGAGGCGAATCCCGATATGTATGCAGGTCAACAAATGATGGTTGGTGCAGCTTTGGGTAAGGTCGAAGAAATAGATGAAGGCATTGCTAAACTTAGACGTGAAATATACGAGCTAAATAAATCTCAAAATGAATTAGCACAAAACATAGATGTTAATGATTTGATATTCAACCCGAATGAAGATTCTTCAAAGATTGGTGAAGAAGAAAGGAAAAGACGTCAAGAAGAAGCAGAGAAATTATTGAAACAACAAGAACAGCTTTTCGAGGAACTTCTCCAACTCCGTTTCAAAAACCAGCAAGATGAAATCAACCTGATGAGAGAAGGCACGGAAAAGAAGTTGAAACAGATTGACCTTGATTATCAGAAACGGATTGATACGATAAGAAAACAGGAGGAAGAATGGAGCAAAGCCGGTAACGGTAAGCTGACCGACAAGCAGGCACAGAAAATTTCAGAAGCTTATACCAATGCCGAAAGTATGAGAGATAAAGATATTTCCGATGTAACTGAAGGACAGCTGAAAGCCGAACAACAGGCTTTGAACGACTACTTGAAAGAATATGGCACGTTCCAGCAGCAGAAATTGGCTATCGCCCAAGAGTATGCGGAAAAAATAAGGAAAGCACAGGAAGAAAACGGTGTTAATAGTGCACAAGTAAAGTTACTGGAGAAACAACGTGATGTTGCCATACAGAACAAGGAAACAGAAGCCATAAAAGCCAATATAGATTGGGTTACTGTGTTCGGTGAGTTTGGTTCCATGTTTTCCGACATGGTAAAGCCTGCCTTGGACGAAGCAAAAAAATATGTACGGACTGACAAGTTCAAGAACTCCGATCAGGCAAGCCAGAAATCATTGATTGACGCCATCAGCCAGATGGAAAAGTCTTTGGGTGGTACAAGTGGAGTCAACTTCAAGAAACTTGGAGAGGATGTAAAAGCCTATCATACAGCCGAACAAAACCGTATCAATGCCATAGAGATTGAAACAGCCGCTTTGGAAAAACTAAAGAAATCACAGGATGATTACGCCAAAGCACAGAAGAGTGGAACAGAAGAAGAAAAGCAGGTTACAGCGAATGCCCTTGATATAGCACGACAGAATGCTGACATTGCATCCGCCAATGTAAAGACACAGACGGATATCGCCAATCAGGCCCAGCGTAATGTGACTGATACCGCCACCAGACTGAAAGCAAGCATGGAAAATTTGTTGGGAGGCTTGCAGCAGATTTCATCCGGTGGATTATATAACGCGTATAGCGGAATTATCAAAACCGTGAACGGATTCAAGGATGTCATAGGAAAAACGTCAGAATCTCTTAAGGAGGTCCCCATTGTCGGATGGATTCTGTCCATCATTGACGTACTCAAAGACGGATTGAGTGATCTTGTCGGTGGTCTGCTTGATGCTGTTCTGAACGCGGTCAGTGGAATTATCGGTGATGTCTTGTCAGGGGATTTGTTTGTCACAATCGGCAGGTCATTGAGGGACGGCATAGGAAACATCCTGAACGCGATCTCATTCGGAGGCTTCAACTCCCTGTTTGGAATAGGTGGAAACGCCAAGGAAGTACAGGAAACGATAGACAGGCTGACGAACAGGAATGAAACTTTGCAAACGGCCATCGAGGATCTGACTGACGAGATGAAGGCAAGCAGGGGAATGAAATCGGTTGAATCTTACAAGGAAGTTGTAAAATATCAGGAGGAAGTCAATAAAAACTATCTGCAAATAGCAAAGGAGCAAGCCGGATATCATAAGAGCCACGGCAGTTGGCAGCATTATCTGAAATGGACGGATGAAATGCTGGAACACGCAAGAAAAGCTACCGGTATGCAGGATTTCTCCGGCACTGATTCCTTGTGGAATCTGACCCCCGAACAGATGAAGGCTCTACGGTCGGATGTATGGTTATGGGATATCATGGAATCTTCCGGTAAGGGAGGTTACGGTGAGCGTGTTACCGACAAGCTGGATGATTATATAGAGCAGGCAGGAAAACTGGAAGAACTGACCGACAGTCTTTATGAGGGCTTGATCGGAATGTCATTCGATTCCATGTATGACAGTTTTGTAAGCAGTCTGATGGATATGGAGAAGAGTGCGGAGGATTTTGCTGATGACATATCCAAATATTTCATGCAAGCGATGCTGTCAAATGCCATCGGTGAACGGTTTAGTGACAAACTGAGGGCATGGTATGATAAATTCGGTGAAGCCATGAAGGATGATGGTACGCTTGACAATAATGAGCGTAAGGAGCTGATGGATGAATACATGGGTTATGTGGACGAAGCCATGAAGCTCCGTGACGAACTTGCCGCAGCAACCGGATATGATAAGATTTCGCAAGAATCAACATCCCAGTCAGCTTCATCCAAAGGTTTTCAGGAAATGAGTCAAGATACTGGCGAAGAGTTGAACGGTAGGTTTACAGCATTGCAGATTGCAGGAGAAGAAATAAAGAATCAGAATATTATTCAATCTCAATCACTTAATCTACTAACAGTAAAAGCAGATGCTCTACTTTCCATAGATACGGAAACAAGAAATATTGCTGATGATACGCGGGATTTGATAGCGCAATCCTATCTTGAATTGGTACAGATTTCAGAAAATACAGGGGCAATCGTCAAACCTATTCAACAGATGCAAAGAGATATAGCAGAAGTTAAAAAGAATACAGCAAAATTATAGTCTATGGATGAATTATTAATTAATGGCGAAAACGCTTATACAACATGGGGTGTGAGAATGGGAGAGGGGTTTCTTGATGTTATTGGGGCATCCGCTCCCATGAAGGATTTTATTGAGAACAAAAGCCGACTTGAACATGGGAAACGGGTAATAATCAATAATCCTAAAGTCGATGAGAGGGAAATAACTCTTTCGTTCACTATCGAGGGTAATTCTCAGTCTGATTATCAATCAAAGAAAAAAGCTTTCTTCAATGAGCTTTATAAAGGCAAGGTTGATATTCAAGTCCCGGCTAATAGTAGCGAGATTTATCATCTGATTTATCTCGGTAAAAGTATCACTTACGCACAGAGTTTAGACCGAACTTTTGGAAAAATTTCAGCCAAGTTCAATGAGCCGAATCCGGCCAACAGAACTTAATTCACGACATTGGTTTTATTGTCGTGTATGTGAGTGCTCAAAATTGGGCACTCTTTTTTTTATCTCCGAACTTTGAAGACATGAAACAAATCGACATCAAAGACATATCCGGTGCTATCCTGCTTACAACTCTGATTAATGAAGGCTGTAAGCGTAAGTTCACTCTGATGAAGGAGGACTACATCACATTAAAGTTCTCCTTGGATAATCCCATATATTTCAAACTTGGCTCATACATGGAGTGTGACTTCGGACTGTTCGAAGTGTGCGATTTGCAGAAGCCCGCATTCAATACCAATACCGCCGGCTACGATTACGAATTAAGACTTGACGCCTATTACTGGAAATGGAAAAACAAAATCTTCAAATATACCCCGGAGACGGCCGGACAGGAGGCGTCCTGGAACCTGACCGCCCCGCTTGACGTACAAGCCGGTATAGTCCTGAGAAATTTAAAGGCTCTTGGTTACACATACAAAGGACAGGATTTTGTTTTCTCCATTGACAGTACGGTAGAGAACAAATCACAACTGATGTCTTATGAGAACATCAACATTTTGGATGCCTGTTTCTCCATGGCTAAGAAGTGGGATTGCGAATGCTGGATAACAGAGAATATCATCAATTTTGGACGTTGTGAGATGGGTGATCCCGTTGATCTGGAGATTGGAAAGAATGTTCAAGATATGCCTCATTCGGATTCCCAGTCCACCTATGCTACCCGTATCTATGCTTTCGGTTCTACCCGTAATCTGCCTGCCGATTACCGTCCGGTTGATGAGACGGTAGTGGTGAACGGCGTAGTACAGCGGCGTCTGATGCTTCCCGAAGGAACCCCTTACATAGACGCTTATCCTGACATGAGTACGGAGGAAGCTGTGGAGTGTGTGGTTCTCTTTGATGAAGTCTTCCCCAGACGTACTGGCACGATGTCGGATGTTGTGACGGAAGAATACGTGGATAAGGTGGAACAGGAGGACGGGACTACCACAGAGGAGAAATGGCTTGCCTACCGTTTTAAGGATACCGGTATTAATTTCTCTCAGGAGTATATCCTGTCCGGAGAGGAATTGAAGATCCGCTTTGAGTCCGGCCTTCTCAACGGTCTGGAGTTCGCCGTGAAGTTCAATCCTGAGGGAAAGCCGGAGAAGCTGGAGGATGGCGGATGGAACCCTGAGGCACAGTTATGGGAGATAGTCAGGAATGAGGACTACGGCAGACCGCTTCCCGGCGATGTGCTCTTTCCCCAGGATGGAGATGAATATGTACTATCCGGCTGGGACAGCACGAAAATAACCGAACTGGGGCTTGTGGGTGCTGCAGAACAGGAACTGAAGGTCAAGACGGAAAAATACGCTTCCAAATCAAAGGTTGACCCGAGTACTTACGACTGCACGATGATGTCCGGTGACGCATACCGCGAGGACGGCATTCATAACCTCTACAGCATTGGTCAAAAGGTTAATCTTATTAACAAAGCCTATTTCGATAACGGAAGGCAGTCAAGGATTATCGGTTTTGAATTTAACTTGGATTTCCCGTTTGACTCACCTGTCTATACTGTTGGGGAAACCGCCTCCTATTCTCGTATCGGCGAGCTGGAGGAGAAGGTTGAGAGCCTTACCCTGAAAGGACAGACCTATACGGGCGGTGGTGGTAGCGGCGTGTATGTGATTGGAAGCCACGACTCAACCCCGGCGACAGACCATAACGTGTATTCCGCATTACGCTCGTTGAAAACTTTTCTTCGTAAAGATAAAGAAGATATCGCTAATGAGCTGATCACTTTTTTGAAAGGTCTTTTGATTGGTAAGAACGGTAGTGGAATTACTGTACTGGAAGATGGTACCTCTCAAGCCGTTGTTGACCGGCTTTATGTGAAGATTAAGGCTGTCTTTGATGAACTTGAAGTGAAAAAGAAGACGCATGTTGGTGGTGAGCAGATCTTATCTCCGGCCGGAATGAAGTGTGTCAGGGTGGAGGAACTTGATGAGAGCTACCGCTGTTTCTTCTTATCGGAAGTCGATGGTATTACAATCAATAACGAATTTACAGTCGGTACATTAGCATTAGCCCAAAAATTTAACATTAAAGAAGGAACATCTCACAATGTATCCAACCGCTACTACTGGCGTGAGGTGACAGGTGTAGGATCTGACTATATTGACTTGAGCAAAACCAATGCCGACAAGGACAGTGATATCCCGGTTGCCGGTGATGATATTATTGGCTTGGGACACTTGACGGACATCACTCGTCAGGCAGCTATAATCCTTTCTTCTGTTAATGAAACTTCGCCTTCCATTATTTTTTACCAAGGCATCAATTCTTTCGCCCTTGCCGGGAAAGAAGTCATCGGGCTGGGCTTTGACAAGTCCACCGGACACGCCTATATCAATGTGTATGGTGATGCCTATATCGGTGCCAAGGATGAGAGCACTTACATCCGATATAGCCAGAAAGGCGGTGTTGATATCAAAGGTATGTTCCACATCGAAAAAGGTTCTACCGGATGGAAGAATATGGAAGGTCTGCCGGATGAGATACAGGCGGCGGCTGATCTGGCCCAAGAGGCTAAGGATGCGATAGACAATGCGGCTGTCGGCTCGGTCAATCTGTTGCGTAACTCCGGGTTTACCGGAGATTATGAGAGTGAAACATTGTCCTCTGATACTCAATTGTCTGCTGATACCGATTTGTATAGTAAACAATTAAAGTATTGGACGGGTGTGGCTACCGTATCCGCGGACAGTACTGCCGGCTCTGGGTATTCTGCTGCAATCGGTAGTTTGTCCCAATCCGTATCATTGATTAAAAATGAGAACTATGTTATATCCTTTAAAGCTAAAGGTGTGTCTGTGGCTGTTTCGTGTGGTGATTTCAGCACAACTCAGCCTCTTACGTCCGGTTATCAAAGATACACTTTCAAGTTCGCATTTAACGGTACAGGTATTTTTATGCTTAGTGGTACCGCAACCGTTTGTGACCTTCAGTTAGAGCGTGGGACCATCGCTACCGACTGGAAACCTTCAATTCTTGACAACGACAAGGCAACAGCCGGTTTCCAGTCAATCAATTATATCGCCAGTGCGATCAAGGATGGATCTGTGGATATTCTTGGTGGTCTGATATTGGCCAATATGATCCAACTGGGTAATTACAAGAATGGCAAGTTACAGAAGGTCACAGCCGGAGTTAGCGGCATATACAATGACGATGATGATGTGGCATTTTGGGCAGGTGGCACGTTACAACAGGCTATATTGACCGTGATGAGGTTTCGTAATGATCCGAATTATCAACCCACCGATGAAGAATGGGCGAATATGGCGAACTTCGTTGCCACTCATGGTGGCGATACGTTCCTGCATGGCTATATTTATGCCTTGGGTGGTAAGTTCCGCGGTGTGGTTGAAGCCTTGGGCGGATTTTTCCGCGGAAAAGTAGAAACATCTGTTGACGGGAAACGCATTGTCATTGATCCGGATAAAAATACTCTTGAAATGTACACGACTGAAGGACATGCCACCTTGATATTAAGGTTCGACACATCATCGGACGGATGGGAATATGGTGATTTGATTTTGCGGAAATATGCAGGGGACCAATTGATACTAGAAACGACTGTATATCCGGAACGTATCAGAATACAGAATTATGTAGAAAATACGGATATCATTCTTAATCCCAATAACGTATCCTTCTATGGTTCTAAAGGCGAAACTCTGTTGGTTGGGATGAAACCGGTATATGACGGGGTGAGTGTGTCTAAGTATGTGGCCAATATTGAATGCAGTAATTGGCCGTCTAAAGATAACGTCAGTTCCGGGCAGGTATATGTGGAATATGAGACAGTAGAAGGAGTCGTGACAAACGGGACTTTAAAAGTAAAGAAGTGATATGGAACTGAATTCGATCAATAAGACAGGTACTTGGAGTGAGGCGGCAGACCGTCTTAACAACAACTTTAGTAAGACTTCTACCGAACTAGAAAAGGTCAAGCAGAACGGTATCCGCAACAAGGGATTATTTTCTACTCTTAAATTGCTGGAAGAGGCTGTTCCATCTCCTGTTGTGGGTGACTGGGCTATTGTGGGGGATACCATACCGGGCCCTATATATGAATGCAAGATAAAGGGGAAATGGAGTCCTACAGGCATGACAGGAGGTGGCGGAAGTGTTGACTTGAACGGATACCTGACAGCCGAGGAGATAGACGATGTAACATCAATATTATAAGAGTTATGATAAGAATTAATTATCAGTCCGATTTTAAAATCATAGAGAAGAGCCTGAATGGAGATATAAATACTCCCTTCCGGTTTACTTACCGCACAGTCCTGTCGGGGTGTGTTGTTGCGGAGTTTGACGGGCACGGGTACAAGAACTGCCGCAGGCTTGATGATGGTGGTCTGCTGGTCATTTTTGGCAGGCATGGACTACGTCCCGGTGCTCTGTCGGTCAAACGCGAATACTATCTTTCCGATGCTGATTTTGCCGATGGCATCTGCAATCTTGTATCGGTGGAGAATACAGGTGTTATCCTCGTTGCCGGAAAGACGGATGAGAGCACGGCGGAGATCATGTCCTATCCGGATTATGCCGCATACAATGCGGTGCAGAGCGTCCCTCTGTCAGAGAGGGAGTATGATGATGTACTGAGTGATTTTATACCTCCTCTGCCACCGGAAGAGAAATAA